GGCTGCTGCTTATGCTGCTGCTGCTGCTTATGCTGCTGCTGCTGCTGCTTATGCTGCTGCTGCTGCTGCTTATGCTGCTGCTGCTGCTTATGCTGCTGCTGCTGCTGCTTATGCTGCTGCTGCTGCTTATGCTGCTGATGCTGATGCTGCTGATGCTGCTTATGCTCGCAAGACCATGCAATTGAAAACGGCAGATGCGGTGCGGGCTCTCATCTCTGCCGAAACCATCGCCGCGTTGATACTGTGATGGAACTCTTCATCCGCGTACTCGAAAACGAGCGGATACAAATTTATCATTCGCGCCGTTGATGGTGGCCGTCGTGTCTGGCGGATCGCATGATGGACCGCCTATCCGGAAAATCGAGAAGAGGCATCACTACCTGAGCCCATAAGATCGGTGATTGATTATAATCAAGCTGTCTGGGATGATTTGAGAGTAGAGGATTAAAACTAACTAAATAAATACTGAGTGGATTTTCATAGGAAAGGATTTTTAGAGGTTCCGTGCGGTTGCATCCTTTAAGGTATTAGTCAACCAATCGGAATAAGCTGTTAAGAGTGTCGCCGTATAGGTAATCGGTTCCGGTCTGACGCTCGGAGAGATGTAGGTTCGAGTCCTGCCCTTAACAGCTTTGCCCCTCGGTAGAAATGTTGCTCCCCACAACCCGGCCTACCGAGGGGCATTTCTTTTCTAACTTATTCGAGTTGGGGCGGCTCCCTGCTTAGGCTGGCACCGTATCCTTTTGGTGTATCACGCGAAGCAAAAAGGCCGGTATTATTCAGGAGATATGAGTTAAATCCTCATCCTTCTAGGAACTGAAGGTAGCTCAACAGAAGTAGAGTACCTAAATAATATTTAATAGGAAGTTAGGAGAAATCTTAGTTTCCTTTTGTTTTTCGGGAGGATGGAATAAAATGTTTGAGGAAGCAATTATTACAATAAATGGAATTACTCTTTCTTCTTCACAAGCCATGGTAGTAAGAATAGCGGTAACCGACTTTCATATGGAAATGAGCGAGCCAAACGCAGTGTGGGTCACAAAAGCTTATTCTGATCGCGCGGCAGAAATTTTGAAAATAATTCTGAAATGAGAGGTTTTCTGTTGCGTCCCGAAATCCCCATGATATAATATCGTCATCTTAAAAGGGCATGACGCCTTACAACTTTTCAAGGATCGATAAAATGGGTAAGCAAGATACGAGTGAACCAGTGGTTTCCCCCGTTGTGGCACTGTTCGGGGATGCCGGTGTAGAGGTGAAGAGCCGGGGCGATGGCCCGACATTCAAGGGGCCGATTACCGACTTCCATCCGACGGCCTTGGTGGTCATTGTCAAATCTGGCGTGGCGGACTTGATGAACGGGGTTGCGATGGCGACCCTCACGAAGCCCGGCAAGGACGATTTTACCAGCCAGGACGAGCTTGACACGGCCTTGGCCGAATATAAGGTGGAAGTCGCGGCGCGCAAGACGGCCATGTGGAACGGATTTCATACTGGAGCTATTCCGACTTTCCCGGCCAAGACTTGGCAGAGCCCCGTTCGGGCCGAAATCGATCGGATTGTGCATGCGGACTTGACCAGTTACTTCGCCGGTCAGCCTGTCCGCTCCAGCACCCCAACGGCGGTCTATGCCCTTCCGGCCAAGACCAGCGAAGCCTACAAGGGCTTCGCCACCAAGTGGTTGAAGAAGTACAGCTCGGAGATTACTGCCGAAGCAGAAGAGAATGTTGCGAGCGGCAAGACAGCGACTACAACGGTTGTGCCAGCCGCAAGCGCGGATTTGGAATTCTAACCCATCCTCTCGGTGGTTAGATAAACTTGGGGTTGGGAGGGAAACCTTTCGGCCCCATTTTTTTAGGAAATTTTTTAGTAAGATTGGTTAGGAAATTTCCGGGTTTAGCTCAGTCAGGTAGAGCAATAGGTCGTTGGTTCGAAGCCAGCAACCCGGACCAAACTTTTTAGTAAAAAGGAGTAAATAAAATGATCTACAATGTTATTTGGAACAAGACTGAGAAAGAAGTCGCCAGGATCGAAGCCGATGGAAAGTATGATTTGGAGGAGAACTTTTCCAAGGTATTTCCAAAGGATGAATTCACCTTTCTGCCGATGAATTACGGGAATGTAATTCATGTGTGCGAACATGGGAATTAGGTAGGGAAGAGGGAAAGCGAAGGTTTTCTCTCTTTTCTTTTGGGAGGAGGGTTTAATGAATAAGCAATTTGCTGAAATTGTTTCGGAAGCATGGCGAGACACGCCAGATGAAGAATGTTTTAGATTAGCAGAAGCTATGGCTAAGTTTCTTAAGTGTAGTAAGTATGATGTTTTTATGATGTTTACTAATTTTGAAAATGTTTGTGAGGATGAAAGGTAGGAATAAAATGATTATTGAATTTGAAGGTAATGGGTTTGATATTCTTTGGACCTATTATGCAACAAGAGGAAAAGTACTTAAAGCCGGGCGCGGTACTGAGTGTTTTCTTATTGATCCAATGGAAGGAATTCTGGCCTCAGAAATTGTATCCTGGGCGCTGACTTGCTTCGCAAAGATTGAAAAGGCTGGCCGATGACCACAATCCATAAATCCGCCGAAAAGAAAGCGAAGCTTCGTAAGCGACAAAGGAATAGGTGTTATTGGTGCGGGGATCAGATGAATAATAAGTCTTTGGATTTGAAAGAAATAACCCTAGATCACTATGTACCGAAAAGCAAGAATGGGTTGGGAACCAGCGATAATCTTGTCGCGGCTTGTCGGGAATGTAATGAGCGGCGAGGGAATATGGATGCGGTGGAGTGGGAATTGGTTTTGATAGGAATGGGAAGATGACAATTACAATATCCCTTTTAGGAGACAGCCTAACTGCAATGCCAACCGGAACTGTCGGACAAGACGGTATTCGTTGGTCTGATTTAATAAAAGCAGGAGCAGTAGCCTCAACTACGTCAATTACACTCTACAACGATGCTGTCAACGGAAAAACTAGTGCGTATGGTTTAGTGGTCGAAACTCCCGTTGCTTTATCTCAACACCCTGATGCTGTTATTCTTGAATTTAATATGAATGATGCTTATACTGCACAGGGAATTAGCTTGGAACAATCGGCAGTAAATGTCGCCCATATCGTAGTATCTATTGAGTCACAGAATTCTAATACTGTAGTTTATTTAATGACCACCAATAATCCAACATCTATATTGACTAATCAAGTTCCTTACCTTGCAGTTTATCAAGAGGAATATCGGAAGTTGGTGCCGATCCTTAATGCTGCGGGATTGCATGTTGGGCTTATTGATAATGAATTATCTTGGGCCACGGTAGATACCAGTGTTGTTGGCGGGGGCGTTATGTTTGACAACTGGCATCCCACATTAGCGGCGGACGTATTGCATGTTGTTCCTGACGTAATGCATGCTCTTGGACTGACATTCCCGGTTATTGATCCTGGGTTATCTGCGGCAGTTCCGGCGGTCGATGCGCCGGTTGCTTTGCTCTACCAAGCCGTATTCGCAAGGGTTCCAGATTTGGTTGGACTAAATTACTGGATTGCACAGTTGTCTGTGCGGGGAATTAATGGTGTTGCAGAAAACTTTGCACCATACGTTGCGAATGTGGCAATGATTTATGAGAACACTCTTTGTCGAAATCCGACACCTGCCGAAGCGGCACAACCAATATCCTTGGCGCTTGTGGGCGTGGTGACGTCTGCTGATGCACTAGCTCACGCAACTGCCTGGCTCGCAACATTCTAGCTGGTGGAATAAAAAATTCTTCTTATTTGTGAGGAAAATCTGCTAAGATGATTTTGGTAAAATTTTCTAACCCCAGCTACCCGAAAGGTAGGTAATAAAATGACCGAACTCATGCAGTGCTCCCGCCAGTGGGCAACCCGTTCGGACGACGAGCGGTTCATCTCTCTGCAAGAAATGCACAACGCCCAAGTTCTCGTCCGGCAAGAAAGCCGGGAAATCGTCACCAATTGGAACGGGCTTAAGATCGTGGCGGAAAATGACGACTTGTTGCTTACTGGCAATGCGGGCATCGGCTACTCTCCGACCTACCACGCTCTTTCAACCCTATGTGGCAAGATTTCCGCGCCCGCGAACTATATCCGCAACCTGCCCGTCCCACTCGCAGCGGAATGCCTCAACCATTCCATGCAATTGGTTTCCGAAAATGAAGTGGGCCTTCGCCTGCGTAGTAATGGCGAGGGGCGGATTGTTAACTCCCTGAACGGCCCCAAGTATGGCCGGATTTGGGGCGATGAAATCACTGGGCTTTTGCTTTCGCGTGGTATTGATGGGGTGAATGGTGATTGGGTTGTGCCGGGCGAATTTGGCAAGGAAGTCACCGTTACCAAAGACAACACAACCCTCTATGCTTCCGACCACGATATGTTTATTTTTCTGGCAGATGAAAAGAAACGGATTGAATTGCCTAACCGCCGCAATGGTAAGACCGGAACCATGGCTCGGGGCTTTTTCATTGCCAATTCTGAGGTCGGCGCACGGCGGTTTTCTATCACCACATTTCTTTTTGACGACGTCTGTCGCAATCGTATCGTATGGGGCGCGGAACAGGTTATGGAAGTTAGCATTCGGCACGGCAAGAACGCGCCCAACTTGTGGATTGATCGGGTGATGCCGGCGTTGCAAGCGTATCACAATGCCAGTACGGCGGGTATTGAAGAAGGACTGAAGGTCGCACAGCTTACTAAGCTAGACGAGCCCAAAGTCATCGACATGTTGGGTAATGTGGTTGGCAAGCGGACGGTGCCGTTGGTGGTCAAGGCGTTCAAGGACGACGAAAACCGGCCCATGGAGACACTGTGGGATGTGGTGACGGGGCTTACAGCCTACGGGCGCTCAGTGCCATTCACGGACGACCGGATCGCCATTGAGACGGCAGCGGGCGACATGCTAGCCAAGGTCTACACCCGCCCGATGGCGCTGGCCCTTCCCGACGCCAGTAAAACTCAAGTCGGATATTCCTCGCCAATTATTGACTTCTAACTTGTGGAGATAAAAATGCCTTACACCGAAAGTAAAACTCGGTCGGCCAACCAAGCACCTTAACCGCGAAAACAAAAGAGCCAATCACCGGGAAAATCTTGAGATCCGGGCCGACGCGAATAAGGCCGCTGACGGTTCGGAAGGTAAATCGCCCAGACCCGGAAGATTGGCCCATCCGCCGTCACCGTACAAACCGGAAAGGTATCGTTGACTTCTAACCACCATCCTCCTAGTATGGGCCAGGGCCGAAAATCCCTGACCCTTTTCTTATGGGAGTAAGGAATATGGCACAAAGCAAATCTCATGTGGTGAAATTCTATGACGTCGATACCGGGCGTGCGGTTGCAATGATCCGGGCGCGCACCACAATGGAAGCCATTGATCAACTGGGCGTCACAATGGCCGAAACGTGTGAAGATATCCCCGACCACCTCACTATGAAAGACCTAGAAGAATACGGCCTGAACATGGCCTGGAATTGAAAGGACTACTATCATGGCAAAAATGACTGACAGGCTTGTCGCCTATGTGGGTGAACGATCACTGGGCAATTGTCACGATCTTATTACCCTTGGCGGCGCAAAAATCGGTATTTGCATCCTCGGCAAAGGATGGCGAATTCGTTACCACCTCCGCGCTCGCATGTATCAAATTTACGCATGCCATGACGGCATTGAATGGACCGGCCGAGGAATGGGTGAGGGCTATAGAGTTATCCTTCGGCCAACAAAATGGCAAAACCTGGAAAGCTAGTTTTCCGCCCCTCCAACCCCCAATAAAAAAGCCCCGGTAGGGATGTACCGGGGCTTCTTCTTTTTTTTTTTTTTATCAAGATTTTAAATTAGTTTATTCCTTGCCTATCCGGTTAGCACCCACACCCACTAGATGTAGGGTGTGACCAATCGCCGGAATAGAGCGCGGCAGCCGTGGCGACGGTCGATCCGCGCGGCGACACGCGGAAACGATACCCGCGCTTCGTGCCGCGCGCCACGACCAAGCCGAGACTTGCGCATTGGGCGCCGACGCACGGCCAGCCGATGCTTTGGGCTTCGGCATCGTCGGCGGCGACACCCAGGTCGATCTCGGACGGAATACCATGCTGAGCGGCCATTCTTTCGATCTGCGCCAGCGCTTCGGCGGCGGCCGTGTCGATCCGATTGGCCAGCGTCGCCAGTTCCGCCAGCGCGTCCTGCGGCGCCTGACGCCGACCGGAGGCCCAGGATTTGATGGTGTCGAGCCGGACCCGGAGAAAGTCTGCGGCCTCCCTTTGCGAGAGGCCGCACGCCTGAGCCAGAAGATCGAAGAGAGTGGTCATCGCTCAGTACGCGATCACATCGGGATAGGCCGCGAGGTTCGGCACGAAGTCGTCGCCCTGCTCGATCCAGAAATCGTCAGGGGCGCGCTCGATGTAATTACCGGATATTCACATTGCTTCCGGCATGAAGCAAGTAGATGCAAGTCTTGTAGCCAGCGCCGGAGCGGACCGCAACGTGGGCGTCATAGTTGCCGCTGATGAACTTTTCCAGCCGGGCAAGCGTGACCAGGGCGTCGGTCAGCTTCCCCGTGTACTTCCACCTTTTTGTCTAACATGTTTTGGATGTTCTCTGATTTTTCTATATGTCAAAATTCCGACAGGCTCTTCATTTTGTGTTCCCTCAACATACCAAAGATTATTATCCTTTCTTTGATAAATTGATGAATACCTATAATCCGTATCAGTAAATGCCCATGCTTCCATAAGTTTTTCTGCATCGGCTTTACGTTTCCAAAACTCTTTATCCTCTAGTTCCTCATTGTCATAAGTGACTTCCCCGTTGATAATTTCTTCTCGTTCAGTTTTTGACTGATACAATTCCATAGTTAGCTCATTTAAGTTAATCTTTTCTTCATTGGGGCATACTGTAACCTGATCGCTTCCATCCTTTTCCCTTATAATTTTTCTGATCATTCTTAAAATTAATTCCGCTTTGTAATCAACCGTGTAGTCGCCTAAAGCAATTGTGCTTGCTATCTTATCTTTTTCTTCTTCACTCAAATCATCGTATCTTTCCATTCCCCTTTTATTGGCCATTCTATCCATTTGTTCTCTTATTAAGAAAGTATTTTCTATTTTTGCTTCAATCTTTCTTTCTGTCTTAACCCGCCGAAGCACCACTTGTAAATGCTGTTGCCCTTGTAATGTCTTCCAACGTCTTTTCATTAACTCGTATCTAATTTTGCTTTCTGTCATTTCGGCCGGCTTTTGTGCAACAATCCAATTGCCGAAAGCCTGCCATTCATCTAATTCCACTTCTTTCAAAATCATTTCCCTAGTTTCATCAATAATCATCTTAAGTAAATCACTTGCGTATTTACCTTCTTCAAGGCACTGAAAAAACATTTCCTTGGTTATTGCCATTTTATTCTCCTATTTACTTGAAAAAGTTGCGGCGGGTGGCGGGAGCATTATACAGCGCTTGCGGCGGGCGCTCAAGGGTGCACTTTTTGTGTGCTGATTGAGCATACCTAAAGGTGCACTTGTCGCTTCGGATGACCGAAAGGTGCACCTTGTCAGTGGTACCCTATACTCCTCTCACAGTCGCCTTGTTTGGCACGGTCCTTGCATAGCTCTCTTAAAATTCTCTAAAAAAAAAAAAAATTGAGAACAAAACGAGAAAACTGAGAAAGTCAAGAACTATTTTCAAGATGGGGGTACCACTGACATGGCATACTGAAAGGTATGCCGAACCAATCAGCACGCCGAAAAGTTCACCAATAAGCATGCTTGTGCCCGGTTCGTTCTTCAATTCCAGTAATTCACGCTTAACAACTACCAGGATTGGACCTATTTATTGGGGACGAGCGAATTCCACCCGAAGGGTTTCTGGTAGTTGGGAGGTAAATATCATGGTGTTTGAGAAAATTCCCGCGCGAGTTTTGCGCGATGTTACAAACTATCTGACTGACAACAATCTGAAAGGATTTGCTTCGGTCGAGGCCGCATTAACCCTCGCCACGCCAATGGAAATTTTTAAATGGTATTGCGAATGGAACGGAATAATCAATTGGTCTGGCGATCTTTGGGATGCGGTCATTGAACTAAATAAGCAGCACAGTTTTTCCGAATAAATTATAAGGGGGCGATTGCCCCCTTTCTTTTCTCAGTAATTCACACAAATTTCCAGTAAATCTCCCGCCGTCCGCCGGAGGCCCTTTAGCCTCACACAACTCCATTCCGCCCAAAACCAATAGCCCCGCAATCGCGTTTCTAGCCCCGTACAGGCCAATTACTCCCCCAGGGCCATAGACCTACCGGCCACCCCGTTTACTCCAGAATGATCGCCCGATAAATTAAAAATATTCCCCAATAATATCAACCACTTCTAGCAATGTGCTCAATTGGAAACTATTTGGATAAGTTATTGAATTTACTACATTCCCTTGTCAACACCATCCGACGCCCGACCACGCCCAAACTACTATCCTCACCCTCCCAACCACCAACACTCGCCCGCCCGACCATTCCTCCCAATCTTTTTTCTCAACGCAAGTAAGGAATTCCTTTTCCTACAGCTTGGCCCAAAACCGACTTCGCTGTGATGGGGGTACGGGTATGGGGGTACGTATCTCCATCCTCTCATGTCAATGCTATTTTCAAAGGTAATGGGCCTTTCTTTTTCTTTTTCGGAAATTTTTTAGAAAAATTAAAAAGATGAGTGGGCCGCCAAAATTTGAACTACTGAGCGGCATGGGGTAGAAGTTTGCGTGGGGGAATTTTCTGGCCTAAAATCCATCGTGAGGCCCACTTACGCCCACTACAACCCATGGATTTTTCACCTCTGTCCCACACATTCCGTTGTACCCCTACGCTTTATATACTATACTGCTCACATGGACGATTCAGAACTTCTCGCAATCATGTCTGCAAAAATTTCCCCGGCTCGCGGCGGGCGCCGGCCGTCCGCTCCTCTTACTATCGGCACGCCCAGAGAACTCACCGAGGCCGATCTTTCCGAACTAATTCACCCATCCTCAGTAAATTCCAAGCCACTAATGACACAAAAGTTGCGCAGTACCCATCACCGGTTAGCACAACTTATTGCTTCCGGCATGAAGCAAGTAGATGCAAGTCTTATTACCGGATATTCACAAAGCAGAATTTCCACCTTCATGCAAGATCCGGGGTTTTTGGAACTTGTGGCGAATTATAAGAATCAAAAGGACGCAGTTTTTGTCGATGCACAAGAAAGACTTGCGGCGCTTTGTATCACAGCTACTGAAATTTTACAAGAAAGGTTGGAAGAAAACCCAGAGGGCATTTCAGTAAGGGAATTGAATGAGATTATTTCCGAAACCGGCGATCGTAGCATTGCGCCGAAGAAAAATACGACAAAGATTGACCAAAATGTCACCCTTTCTTGGGCAAATATCGTAGAAGAAAGCATTAAAAAGGCCAATCCGCCAAAAACTATAGAAAATGCAGCCGAATGAGTGAACTTGCTATTTCAAAAGTAACTGAATGGAGGGAGCACCCAGCTAAGATGGTTCGGGAGCTTTTCGGCGTTGAGCCCGATCCTTGGCAAGAGGAAATGCTAGAGGCATATCCGCATAAACTTCGTATTGCCGCAAAGGCCTGTAAGGGGCCGGGAAAAATGGAGGCAATGTCAACAATTGTTGAAACTCCAGTTGGAACAAAACGATGGGGCGATCTTTATCTTGGTGATTATCTTTTTGCTGAGGATGGAAGTTACACAAAAATAGTAGGTATTTACAAACATTTACAAAAACAAATTTATAAAGTTACATTTGATGATGGTTCATTTGCAAGAGTTGGGGCGGAACATCTTTGGAAAGTTCAAGGAAGAACTGAAAGAAGAAAAAATCTTGGATGGGCAGTTTTATCAACACAAGAAATCATTAATCGCGGGGTAACTATTCCTAATGGAAAGTGGCGGCAGAAGCAATTTATTATTCCGCAACAAGGAGCAGTTCAATATCCTAATGCTAACTTAATAATTGATCCATATCTTATGGGAGTTTGGCTTGGAGACGGAACTAAAGGTCAGCCGAAATATACTCAAGAATATGATGAAATTGAAAAAGAAATTGTGCGAAGAGGGTATAAAGTTACAAGACATGAGTCTGAGACAAGAACTACAAATGTTTACCTTTTAGGTATGTCAGATATTTTTAAAAATAGTCCAATACTAAACCTTAATAGCCATGAACGTCGAATCCCTTATTCTTATCTCCATTCATCTATTTCCCAAAGACAAGATCTTCTTTGCGGACTAATGGACACAGATGGATGTATTTGTGATGATTCCAGTATGGAGTATGATACTACATCTGAAGCTCTAGCTAATGATGTAGTTTGGTTAGTGCGTTCTTTAGGTGGAATTGCTTTAATTAAGTCTGGGATAAAAAGTGGATGGTATCGGAATGAGAATGGAGAAAAAATAGTTTGTAAAGATTGTTATAGAGTTTCACTTCGGCTGACATTTAATCCATTTAAAGTTAATCATAAGGCAGTTCGATGGGTTGATCCTAAAAGAAGTAAAAGTACTGAAAGATATCTTACTAGATTTATTGCCTCAATTGAGCCTGATGGAATTGAGGATGCGATGTGTGTTGAGATAGATCATCCTTCACACTGTTATCTTACGAGAGATTTTATTGTTACACACAATACGGCCTGTCTTTCTTGGATTGCCTGGAACTTCCTCCTAACCCGCCCATTCCCCCGTATTGCCGCCACATCAATTTCCGCCAACAACCTTTCCGATAACTTCTGGTCAGAAATGGCAAAGTGGCAACATAAGTCCGAACTTCTTACCAACATGTTTACCTGGACAAAGACCAGAATTGAACAGAAAGAACACCCCGAAATTTGGTGGATGTCGGCGCGCACTTGGAGTAAGACGGCCGATAAGCAACAACAGTCGGATACCCTTGCCGGGCTTCATGAAGATTACGTAATGGTACTTCTTGACGAATCTAGCGGTATCCCCGACGCTATTGTTACTACCGCCGAACAAATCCTAACCTCCTGCATTGAAGGCCACGTAATCCAGGCCGGAAACCCCACCATGCGCGAAGGGCCGCTCTACCGTGCTTGTACTTCCGAACGCCATCTTTGGTACGTAGTGGAAATTACCGGCGACCCCGATGATCCCAAGCGTTCGTCCCGTATCAATCTTGATCATGCAAAAACTGAAATTGCAAGATATGGTCGAGACGATGCTTGGGTCATGATTAATATTCTCGGGCAATTCCCACTTTCCAGCATTAACGCCCTTATCGGGCCGGAAGAAATAAGAGAAGCAACTAATAGATATTATCGGGAATATGAAATCGGCAAAGCTCCGATGATTCTGGGAGTAGATGTGGCGCGGTATGGCCTTGATAGCTCAGTAATTTTCCCACGGCGCGGAATTCAGGCCTTTCCCCCAAAAACAATGAGAAATATTAATTCTACCGAGGGCGCCAGTTGGGTTAACCGGGAATGGCTGGCACTTAATGCCGATGCGGTATTTATTGATGATACGGGCGGTTTTGGCAGCGGTTGGATCGATCAGCTTAAAGTATTGGGGCGCTCGCCGATCGGCGTAGGTTACGCCCGTAAAGCCCATGACCCCGGTAAGTTCGGTAATAAGCGCGCCGAAATGTACTACGATGCAGTAGAATGGATTAAGGCCGGCGGGGCGCTACCAGAATGTAAGGAACTAGAAGAAGCCCTCACCGCCACAACTTACACCATCAAGAACGGAATTCTTCTTATCGAACCAAAGGAAATGATTAAGGAGAAGCTCCGCTACTCCCCGGATCATGCCGATGCCTTCATCCAAACCTTTGCCGAACCAGTTACAATTTCCCAGCGAGTTAATCGGCTCTCTCGTCATACTACTGAATACGACCCCTTCGCTAAAATCAATGAGGGTCATTATCATTATAATGATACGGTGAATTAAATGAGCTTTGGTGGTACTCCTTCCGCGCCCGCTCCGCCGCCGCCTCCGCCTAATCCGGCAACCTTTGCCAGTTCTAGCGTGCAAGATGCGGGCGCTGCCGCTCGCCAAGCTGCCGCTGCTGCCGCAGGTGGGATGGGCTTCGCCGGTACTCTCCAATCCAGTCCACAAGGTGCCCCCGCACCCAATACCGCCCTCAAACAATTACTGGGGTCATAATGGAAGACTATTCCACCGCCCCATATGAGTTTGCCGGGCCTTCGCTACTTTCCCAACAGCCCCCGACCCTTTCGGGAGATGAGAAACAAGGAAAAGATTGGGGCGACATCTTCACTTACCTAGAATCCCGCTTAGGAATGCTCCGTACTTGGCGCTATTCCTGGTGGGCTTACTGGGCACAGCTTGCGGAATTTATCCTTCCCCGTCGTTATCATTGGTTTGTTGTGGCTAATAAGATGACACGCGGAAGCCCGATCAACCAAGCGATCATGGACGGCACTGCTACTCTTGCCATGCAAGTCTGTGCTAGTGGCATGTGGACCGGGCTTACTTCCCCATCTCGTCCTTGGTTTGCCCTCGGAATTCAAGACAAAGACGATGATGATCTTTCCCAAGAAGAAAAAGAATGGGTAGAGGATACTCAGGGAAAGGTCTATAAGGTACTACATGGCAGTAACTTCTACACCGTATTGGCCCAGGGCTTTCAGGATGTGAGTACCTTCGGCACAGCCCCCGTCATTATCTATGAAGACTATGAAGATATCATTCGGTGTTATTCTCCCTGTGCGGGGGAATTTTATCTTGCTGTCGGCGGGCGCCTCAGTGTGGACACTCTTTATCGCGAATACACCCTTACCGTCGCACAGATTGTAGATTGGGTCACCCTTGAAAATTGCCCAGAGCAAGTAGTAAAACTTTGGACGGCGGGCGGCGCCAGCCTTGAACTAGAATTTGTTGTTTGCCATGCTATCGAGCCCAACTTCGCCCTTGATGGCCGGGGGGCAAATAAGAAAATTTCCGTAATTCCCCAATCCTTCACCTTTCGAGAAGTATATTGGCTTAAGGGAATTAAAACCAGTGCCGAACTTTCCCGTAAGGGTTTCCATGAGCGCCCATTCATTGCCATGCGGTGGAGTACAGTAAGTAATGATGCTTACGGCCGTTCCCCCGGTATGGATGCCCTCGGAGATATTAAGCAACTCCAGCAAGAAACCCGCCGTAAGGCCGAATTTATTGAAAAACTTGTCCGGCCCCCGATGGGCGCCAACCCAGAACTAAAGAACGAACCCAGCAGTATCATCCCCGATAAAATTACCTACGTCTCTACCGAAGGTGGCAAAAAGGGTTTCTGGCCCTTGTTCGAAGTAAATGCCACTAGCCTAGCCCCCATGGTGGCCGACATTGAAAAAATATCCGCCCGAATTGAACGCTGCTTTTTTGTTGACGTCTTCCTTGCTATCTCTCGCATGGAAGGTGTTCAGCCTCGCAACGAGTTGGAACTTACTAAACGGGATCTTGAGCGGCTTCAAGTTCTTGGCCCCTTCATTGAGTTATTCGAAACTGAATGTGCCGACCCCGCCATCCGCCGAGTCCTTGCAATTCTGGAACGGAGAGGTTTGTTGGCGCCCAAGCCCGCCTCACTCGGAAAAGCCCCAATCAAAATCCAATACAAATCAATTCTAAAATTGGCTCAAATTGCCGCCGAAACCGTGGCAATGAAAGATACTCTTCAAACTGCTGGGGCGCTTTCGGCCGCCGCCAAAGCTGCCGGAGTTCCCGACCCAATCCGCGTAATCAATCTCGATAAAGCCATGCAAGTTTACGCCAAACTCAGCAATTTCCCATCCGTGGCTCTCTTCACCGATCAAGAAATTGCCAAGCATGATCTTGAGCGGGCGAAACAATCCCAGCAACAACAACAAATGGCAACTACCATGGCGGGAGTAAATGCCGCCAAAACTCTCAGCCAATCCAACACAGGCCCAGGTAATGCATTAGGTGATATAATCGGTGGCGCGGGAGGCGGGCAATGATGATTCAAGAAGTTTCAGTAAGATATGAACTCGGCCAAGATAGAACAATAGTTCTTCATACTGACGTTAATTATAGTAATGAGTTTGAGGAATTTAAAGAAGTTAGCGGACCTTTTGCGAATGAGTTTACGGCGGCTTTGGCCTTTTCGTTGTTGATCGCTATTCCAATGGGAAGTGCGTAAAGTGCTTGACAAGCCTAACCCTTCATATATAATGGGCCTCACGGTACAGGGGTGGTGCCCGATGACCGTCAGAAGTTTTACTTCTGCCAAACGCAAGTGAAGAAGGAGTCTGTGTTTATTATGCAGACTCCTTTTACTTTAGATGAGAGAATTACTAACTATTTTGCGGTGGCCCTTCACTTCGTTTGGAAAAACACCTGAAGAGTGGGCCGCTTGCGGCCCGCGACGGCCATAAGAAAAGGGCGATAAAGTGATTAACTCATATAAACCCTGGACGGAAGAGGAGGAACTACGTTTATATAATGAATTTAAGGAAAACGTTTACTTCTCAAGAATTGCAGCTTTACATAGACGAACTGAAGGCGCAATTAGTTCTAGGCTAAAGAAACTATAATTAATTGATGCTTATGGTAATCGAATTAAGCCTATTCCAGAATTTGTTCCTGTTGATTATGCTAAAATTTCGAAAGGATACTTAATTCCACTATCTGATGGTACAATTATTGAAGTGAAATTTAGTAGATATCATGCAAGAGAAAAGGAACTTGTTGGGCTAATAAAGGGAGCTTTAAAAGATGTCTGACCTAACCGAACGTGAAATCCTGGACTGTCTCTACTCTAACCTAAAATCCGCCACAATCAATTGCCGCCTTCTCGCCGAACTTCCAGTCCGAGGTCCAACCTACAACAAGCTTCGCGCCGAACTCAAACTAATAGAAGGCGCCTGCCGCCAAATCGGCTTTTGGCGCGAAGATTCCCGTTGGTTTCAAGTCGGCCTTTTCATGGAAGAAGTTCACAAACGTTCCGGCAATTGGCTTCGGGTCTTTTCTCCCAGAAAGCTTTTTATCACCCTTGCCGAAACTCTTTGCACCACCTTCGTCTACTGTAAAAATCTAGAAACAAATGCTACCGGTAAGCGTGGTGCTATCCTCCCTGACGAATCTACCGTTCCAACCCAATATCGTAAATCTTCCGGCGGGTTGATTCTTCCATCATGATAGAAGAAAACGAAGATCCGTTTCTTGACGAACTTTCCGAAGAACCCCTTGACGATTCTGAAATCCCAAGTGCCTCCTCACCAACCTCACTTCGTAAAGCAGAGCGTAAGTCTCGCCAGAAAAAAGATCAATCCGCCGAGTTCTGGAAAGAAATACTTTCCGTTGCAATTGGGCGCCAAGAGATTTGGACAATACTAGACGAAGCCCATACCTTTGAAACTCGCTTCGCCTGCGGCCCATCTGGTTTCCCGCAGACCGAAGCAACTTGGTTTCATGCCGGACAGCAAGATTTTGGCCTTCGTCTCTATCAAAAACTACTTGCAATTTCCCCCATCGACGTGCTACAAATGCATAAGGAATGGGATTATAGGTTTATTCCAACCAAACCAAGGCGAACCAACTTAGCGGGCGATTAAAATGGCAAATGAACAAGTGAACGAAACACCAAAAGAGCAAACCTCATCTACCAGTGCCCCCTCCCCGGTAATGGTAGATACAGCGGCGGTGAGTGTGGAAACGGCCTCGCCCTCCGTAACTACTAGCGACTCCTTGGCGCCCGCCGCCGCTGTTGAAACTACTCCAGCTCTCCCCGAAGTAAAACTCCACACTGAAACTCCAACTCTTCTTGAAGAAGCAACCAAGGAAGAAGTAAAGCTCGAACCGAAAGTTGAGGTAAAGGAAGAAACCAAGCCAGAAGAAAAGATTGAAGCCAAGCCCGAAGAAAAGGCCGCCGATCTTCTTTCTCAACAAATCACCTATACCGATTTTGAAATCCCAGAAGGCTTTGAACTAAAGGGCGAACGGCTTGAACAATATAAAGAAGTCCTAACAAAATATCACCTTCCACAAGAGGGCGGGCAAGAACTTATCAATCTCCATACTGAAATAATGAAGCAGTATGCTGATCATACCCTTTCCGAACAACACCGCGTTTTTGGCGAAATGCGTAAGTCCTGGCAAGCTCAAGTAATGGCCGACGAACAATTGGGTGGTTCCGGCCATCACACTTCCATGCAAGCCATTGCCCGTATGCGGGACAAATTCGTTCCCGAGGGCGACCGACCAGCCTTTGACGAGTTTTTGCGAATTACCGGAGCGGGCGATCATCCGGCCTTCCTCAAACTACTTCATAACGCAGCTCGTCTCTTCGACGAGCCAACCCCGCCGAAAGTAGTTGGTACTCCAGTTCCACAGAAGAAGAACGGCAGTGGTTCGCCACTTTATACTCACCCAACTTCACAACATCCTAGGTAATTGCAATTCGTCGCCAGTGTGCGGCACTTTTAAGGAGTAATTCACATGGCGACGGGTGCATGGCTTTCTCTCGTAGATCTTACAACTCGAACCGATCCAGAAGGTAAGCAGGCATATATTGCTGAAATGCTTTCACAGTCAAATGATTTGTTTGATGATTTGCCTTGGGTTGAAGGTAATGAAATCGGCGGACATGAATTTGTCTTCCGTACCTCCATCCCCGCCGGTGCATGGCGCCAGTACAATATGGGTGTGCCATACGCTAAGTCCACCACTGCCAAGGCCCGCGTTGGTGTTGGCTCTCTTGAAGATTATTCTCAAGTAGATCGTATGCTTGCGGAAGATTCCGGCGATATCGCCCGCTTCCGGGAAAACGAAGATGTTGCCTTCCTTGAAGGTATGGCCCAAACAATGGTCCAAACTTTCTTCTACGGTAATACCACCGCAACGCCCGCCGAATTTATGGGCTTCTCGCCTTTCTATAATACCGTAAACACCGCCAATGCCCAGAACGCCCAAAACGTTATCGATGGTGGCGGTACTGGTACTTCCAATGCTTCCCTTTGGCTTGTCTGTTGGGGTGAGCGTACCATCTTCGCCGTTTACCCACGTGGCAGTAAAGCCGGCCTTACCATGGAAGACAAAGGGGACACCGTCCCTGGCTATGATTCCCTCGGTAATCGTTTCGAAGCCTATACTTCCTGGTTCCGCCAGCAAGCCGGGCTTTGCCCGCAAGATTGGCGATATGCCGTTCGCCTCGCCAATCTCGATGTAACCAATGCTGGTCTTGCCGGCCCGAATGCCTACGACTTGTTCGCCGGTATGGCGGCCATGATGTTCTACCCGCCGCACCTCTCCCGTACTACTTCCGGCATCACCAAAACCGATGCTCCGCATGACCCGGCGCCCGGCATTCGCACCGTCTTCTACTGCAATCGTACCGTCCGCCATTGGATGGACGTGCAAGCCATGCGCGACCGCAACGTTCTCCTTTCCCTCACCGACTATGCCGGGATGCCCTGCGAAACCTTCCGTGGCATCCCCATTAAGATCATCGACCAGCTTTTGACAACCGAAGCTCGCGTTGTCTAACGCAGCTCATTAGGAGTAATTCCCATGCGTTCAGACGCACAGCTTGCTTTCGTACCGATTGGTGGAAATCTTAGTCTTGTCGGGGGTGCTGGAATTGGTATTCCTTCTACTCAAGTAATTGACTTGCTCGGCCAAGGTGTCGGTACCGCACCGCAAAACATTATCGGTGATACCCCTACCACCGGCTTTAATTCCGGCAACTTTGGTACTGATGTCGGCATTGGCCGATACAAAGCTCAAGTTGCGGTTTTTCTTGGTACAACTACCATTACTACCGCTAATGCTGCAACGCTAAATATCGCCTTTCAAGGTGCCGAAGACACTGGACTTGCTGGACTTTATCAACCCGGTGCTTGGCAGACCTTTATGGAAACCGGTTATATGACTGCCGCGCAGCTAAACCTACTTCTTCCTACCGCTGCACAAGCAAGTCCGATTGGCCGATTTGACTTCCCGCCGGCTTTTCCGCCGGGCTTCTCTCCTAGATATCTTCGGCTGCTTTTCCAACCACTTGCAGCCACAAATTTCACCGCCGGATATATTGCTTCCGCACTCGTAACAACCGTTCGTGATGATCTTGCTCAGAAGTTTGCAGCTAAGAACTTCATTGTACAATAAGGGCGAATAAAATGGCAATTGTTGAAAAAAATAAAGAAGTAGAAGAGAAGAAAATCCCCCTTGAGGAAACTCAAGAATTCAAGGACGCTCTTTCTCGCGCTTTGGCAGATGTTAGCAAGGAACTGCAAGTAAAGACGGCTTCGGTCGATCCTGCCATGCAGTCCTTTGCCGACATGCTCGCCCAAGCAATTGCCTCCCTTACCGACCAAGGCACTGGGCGCAAACGTGTAGCGCCGGAAATTATCAAAGCCCGAATTGATGCGCGAGATAAGATGAATAATCTTATTACCGAAGCCTACAGCAAATGTAAAAAGGCCGAAAAGGATTTTGATGAAGGTGCAATTACCTCAGCCAAACTTAAGGAAATTGTATCCGAAAATACCCCAATCTATGCCTTGAAAAATAAAGTGCATCTTGCCGAACAAGTGGTTGAGCCTTTCTTTATCGGGCCTGACCATGTGGCACGCCCGACCGAAATTGAGTGGATGAATGTTCCGAATGAGGCAATGACTCCGGTTAACGAAATTGCCGCCGAAATCCATAATGCCTTTCTCGAATCCATCGGTAGTGTTGATTGGCAAGCTCCAGATAAAGGTATGTATATTACCGCTAAGGGACTTGTTATTAACGGTGCTCCAAGCGCTACCGGACGCCTGCGTCAAACTCCGGTAATGAACGCCGTTGAAGCTGAAACCGGCCTTAAACTCCGAGGCCGAGAAATGGTCGGCACTCTCAAAACCATCAACGTCCTCGGCACCGTTGCCCCTCCCGCCCTTCAAAGGACTTAATAAATGGGACAACCCGCTCCTGCTGGTGTAGGTGCCTCCGGTCTTCCCCCTTCTGGTGATAAGGCCAATGCGGTAATTTCCGGTATAATTACCGCTGTTGGCCCGACCGCCCCATTTGCCTTTTACGGGCCATTTAATGTAAATGTTTGGGCAAGCATTAATACTGCACTAACTACAACAGTGGGAAGTAGTGGTATTTCTGTAACTAGTGGAACCGGACTTGCTGTAGGAAATGCAGTAAACAGCATCAATGTTCCCCTTGGTACCACTTTTGCCACATTTTCTGGCACAACAGGCACCCTTGCTTTTCCACCTGGAGTTACCAATGCTTCCGTAACTACTGGGACTGATAATGCTGCAACCTTTACCGGAGCGGCAATAAACTTTTCTGGGACTATTCAATTAGAAAAGAGCTTTAATGGCGGAGCTACTTGGTCCTTGGCAAATATTGCTCAGACTGGAACTATCGCCCAATGGACTGCTGGAACGCCACTTTCACAAACTTTCTCCGAGTCCGAAAAGCAAGTTCTCTATCGCCTTAATTGCATTGCCTATACTTCTGGCACCATCAATTATCGACTATCCGAAACTGGAATTGCCGCCCTCTCAGCATCGACTTCTACGTCCATCTAAAAGGAATAGATCATGGCACAACTTTATCAACCGGGCGTAAAAGTTCTTACTAGTGTGGCTGGCACAGACAGGCTAAATATTGATAATGGCGGTGCGCAAGTTGCTGGTGCCCCCGTTCAGGTTATTGATAGTTTTAATACTATTAACCAACAAAACTATCAAGTAAATGCGGCAATTGCTGCACTAACTCCGGCCCCAGTTGGAAATATTATTGGCAGTGCTTCCGGTAGTGATCATATCACGCTAAATCTTACTGGTGCCCCAGCGTCTCCCTTAACTATCACCACTCCAACTGCTCTTGCCTTGGTCCAAGGCTTTACCGTTATTCAATTAAACCAGACTTGGATTCTTCGAATCATCAATTCCGGAAACTCTTCCAACTGGACCTTGGCCGGCGGAACTGGTGTAACTGTCTCTGGTACAGCTACCATTGCTCAGAATACTTGGCGTGAATTTCTCTTTACTGCCACTGCCCTAACTGGCGCAAGCCCGAATGTTACTGCCGCTACTGTTACCGCCCAATCCATCGGCACCGGCACGAATTCCTAACGACCATACCTTCTAACTCGGAGAACTTCAATGAAACTTCGTTACCTTCTTGCGGGTGTGGCCGCTGCAACTTTCGCCGCTTCCGTAGTCGCCCAGGTTCCCTATGTTCCTCAAGTAGTTCAGATTGGCCCGACTGATCTTTTCCAAGATGTTGTCGGCGGTGCCCCGCAGGCCCAGAATTTTTACGCTACCGCCGCCCAAATGGGAACCTACGGCCAAACACTTGATGGCGGTAACTACGATAATGCCATTATCGGCGGTGACTTTTCCACCAACCTTTTCCAACGTGGTACTTCGGTAGGTTCCATTACAACTACCGCAACTTATACTGCCGATCGTTGGATTGCATGGTCTGGCGCTGCTACAACCCTTACCGTTACCCAACAAACCGGTGCGACCGATATTCCCGTCGGCTACAATGCCTCCCTTCGTGTTAATAAGGGTTCTGGCGCTGGTGTTGTTCAATCTTGTATTGCCCAAGAAGTTGAAACTACTGCCTCTCTCCGCTTCCAAGGCAAGACCGCCGAACTTGATTTCCTGGCAAAAGCTGGTTCCGGCTTTTCCGCCGTCAACTCCAACCTTCAAGTTTCCATTGTCTATGGTACTGGTACTGACGAAGGAACCTCTAAGCTCGCCTTCGCCTTTAACGGTGGCGGCGGCGGTTCTTCCACCTGGACTGGTCAAACTAGCGCGGCAAGCAATCTTCTCGTTCCTATCAATACCGCTTGGAATAGATATACTATCGCCGCAGCTATTCCTTCCGCCGCAACCGAAGTCGCCGCCATTATTTGCTACACCCCTGTTGGTACTGGCACTGCAAATGACTGGTTCGAATTCACTGGTGTACAGCTTACTCCCAACCAAGCACTTACCCCATTGGTTGGAACTACTGGTGTTGTTCTCTCCGCTAATGACCTTCGGGCAAAATCCTTTACGCGCCGCCTGCAGCAAATGGAAACCGCCCTTCAACAGCGGTATTTCCTATCCTTCACCGAACCGGCTACCGGTGTAACAGTTGGTCAAGGCGTTTTGACTTCTACAACTACCTGTAATGCAATCATCCCCTTCCCTGTTACCATGCGCGCTGCTCCTGTTACCGGCGGAGTAACCTTTACCGGCACTGCCTTATCCAGCTCTACTTGGCGTATTCAGGATAGTACTACTAGTACCCTTGCTACTACCTTTTTGGTGTTTAGTACTGCTTCGCCCAATAACCTTGCACTTACTGCAACCCTTACCACTGCCTCTACCGCTGGTTGGGGTTGTCAACTTCAAGGTGTTGCCGGTGGTTCCATCATCAACGTGTCTTCTGAACTTTAATCCAATGCCTTCTGTTTCCGAAGCACAACGTAAAGCAATGTTTGCGGCCGCCGAGGGTAAATCAACCCTCGGTATTCCGCAGAAAGTAGGAAAAGAGTTTGCCGACGCAGACCTCGGCGGCAAACTTCCTGAAAGGAAGAAAAAATCCCGAGGCTCTGTTCTTTACGATAAGAAAAAGTAATGAACTTATCCCTTCTTGACCTTACCTCAAGGACTGGTAAAATGGCAGAGAAAAAGAAAAAGCACTGGATTCAAAAGGCCGTGCCAAAGTCTCATGAGGGCATTTTTTCTGCCAAGGCAAAAGCGGCGGGCAAATCCACTGCGGAGTTTGCCAGTGAAAAAAGTGGTGCGACAGGTACCCTCGGAAAAGAAGCCCGCCTCGCCCAAACCTTTGAAAAGATGGGAAAGCACAGGAAATCCCCCCTCTATACCCATCCTACTTCTCATCGTAAGTAAAGGATAGCCAAAATGGCCGAAGAAACCAAGCGCAAGCCAAGTCCCTTGTATGATCATGACAAGATGAAGACGGGCAGTAAGAACGAAGAAAAGGCTAATAAGCCAAAGGAAGAAGCCAAGCATCCAGGGTCTGGGGATGAGGGTGGATCAAAAACTACTAAGGCTAAGGAAAATACCGGAACTAACGAAAAGGATATTAAGAAAGAGGCCGAAATGCCAGCTAATATCCATGAGCGGCATAAGGCTGAGCGGGAAATAACTCATAAGCGCCATGAGGGCGAACGACGCGATCTTCATGGCAATCACAAGGAAGAGCATCGTAAAATGCAAGCCCGGCACGAAGAAGAACACAATGTCATGCATAAGCGCCAGGAGGCAGAGCTTGCAAATCAAGCGCCCGGTGCTGGTGCTGGTTCTCCCGGCGCTGCGCCCGCAATTCCTCCCCAAGCACTTCCCGGTGATTCCGGCGTGGGTGCCCCAACTGGAACTGCATAAATGAAAGCCTTCCAGAAAATGACCTCAATGGAACTGGACGACGAGGATCAGTTAGAGGCCATGCTCCCAATTCCGATGCCCGATAAGCCGGAATTTCCCTACGGCCTTCGCATTACCCTAACCCACATTGAAATGGAAAAGCTCGGACTTGATTCCGAAGAGGCCGAAATCGGCGGAATCGTCCATGGCCACTTCATGGCAAGAGTTACATGCGTAAATGCCCAAGAAAACTGTTGTAGGGTAGAACTCCAAATCGAAGATCTAGAAATTGAATCCGAAGATGAAGAAAATGAAGAAGAGGAAGATAACGAAAAGTACTAAGTCTTTTCTTCCATCTTTTTCGAAGGGAATTATTATGAAAAACATTTTCAAGCTTGCCATATTTTCCCTTCTCATTTCCTTCTTCGCCCTTCCCGTCTTTGCCCAAAGCACCATCCTTCAAGCTGGAACCTTCACCCCCGGCCACGTTCCCGTTTATTCTACCAGCAGCACAATTCCAGTAGTTCAAGATGGGGGAACTGCGGGTGGCGGGGGATTTGGTATTGGCCCAAGTGAATTGGCCCTTACTATTCGGGCGCCCGGCAATCCTCCATATGCTAATACTGGGAACGGCCCAAGCTTTACCAACTTTTGCGATTATGACTCCCCGACTGGAGTTGGCCTTGGCTATCATTATCTTTGCATGAGCCCAAATTCTGGCGGGGGCGGGTTAATTGTTTATGGACAAAGTGGGCTTACTGATCTTCCACTAAATATTGTTTCTGCTGGTGGGGTTAATATTAATGGAAGCCCAGTTCTAACTAGTAATATTTTGAATACTACAAACACATGGACGCAGCCGCAGACGTTTAGTAGTAACGTTACCATGAGTGGACTCTTGACTAGTGGTACAATTTCAGGTTCTTTGTGTGAAGATTCCAGTGGGCATGTGATTTATAATGCATCCGGTAATTGTTATGGTGGTGGAGGAGGTGGAATTAGTGGACCCGGCACCACAGTGACGGGATATGTTCCGACGTGGAATGGAACGGGTGGCACTGCATTAGCTGCGGGATTGGCGGCGCCCACTTCTGGAACATTGCTGGGGAGTGTCACGGCCCCGGCGGTTAATCCTGCAACTGGAACTCCATCGTCCAGTACGTATTTGAGGGGAGACGGAACATGGTCAACTCCATCGGGCGGCGGTAATGTCTCCGGTCCCGGTAGCTCGACCAGCGGGTTTTTCCCGACATGGAGCGGAACGAGCGGGACGGCGCTTGCTACGGGTGTAGCTGGCCCGGCATCGGGGACAATCATTGGTAGTGTGACCGCTCCCGCTACTAACCCGGCAACAGGTACGCCATCTGCGACCACGTTCCTTCGAGGCGACGGAACGTGGTCGGTTCCCGCTGGATCTGGGGGCTTGACAGTTGGGACAACGACGATCACGAGCGGGACGAGTGGGCGTATTCTCTACGATAACGCTGGTGTTCTTGGGGAGCTATCTGTCGGGACTGGTGTGGCGACAGCCCTTGGCGTTAACGTTGGAACGGCTGGCGCTATTATCGTCAATGGCGGTGCTCTAGGAACTCCATCAAGTGGAACGGCAACAAACCTTTCGGGGACAGCTTCTGGCCTGACGGCCGGGAATGTGACAAATCTAACATTGGGCGGCGCGTTGACCACGACAGGCGCCGCGACCCCCACCTTGGCATTCGGAACCGGAGCCTTTACCTACACCTTTCCGGCAGCCACAGGGACATTAGCGGAATTGGGGCTCGCACAGACTTGGACGGCAGTGCAGACATTTACCAATTCCAACATCCGCCTGCTAGGGTCATCCACCGGCTACACGACCTTCACAAGCGCGAACGCTGGGGCGTCCAATTACACCCAGACCTTTCAGGCCGTCTCTGGTACGGTGGCAGACCTGGATGTCGCCAACCAAGTGATGACCGGGGGCGTACTTGTGACCGCTGCGGCCCTCGGTACAATCAGCTCGGGAACGACAACAATCAACTGCGGCACGAGCCCTCTGCAATGGCTGACGAACGGAGGGGCATTTACCTTGGCTGCGCCGTCAAGTGATAGCTCCTGCATCGTGGAGGTCGAAAACAATGGTTCGGCAGGAGCAATCACGTTTTCCGGTTTTTCGGTCGGGACGAGCACGGGGGACGCCCTCGACACGACAAACGGACACTATTTTGACATCTCCATCATCCGTATCCACGGACATTCAACGTACAGAATCGCGGCGCTGCAATGAAAAACTACATCTTCTTAGTAACAATATCAGTAATGGCTTTGCTTTGTAGTGAAACACTAGCTCAGTCAACGTGGAACCCGTCTGATAAAACGTCCGGTGTAACATTGTCGAATGGAAACCTGACCGCCGCAGCGGTTTTGGGGGGGGGGGAAGAAGGGGTACGTGGAACACTATCTCACTCAAGCGGAAAATATTACTTTGAAGTGACGGATACGCTGGACACATTTGGGCATTCTTATATCGGCGTAGCTAATTCTTCTTCAAATTTATCGTCAGTACCATTCGGATATGGTGACTCTAATGGGGCCGGTTATTATGCCGCTAACGGAGTCCTATACGCAAATACAGGTAGTACTTCCATAGCTGGAAGCTTCTATACAACGGGCAACGTTATCTCGATTGCCGTTGACGTAACTAATCATTTAATATATTGGGCAAAAAATGGGACATGGCAAAATAGTGCCAATCCTGGCCTAGGTACAGGCGGTGCCGATTATATCACGACATCCCCTGTTTTTCCTGCGTATAGTCTTTCTGCATTATCGTCCACAGTTACCCTAAACACTGGAGCTACGGCCTTTGCGTACAGTATTCCGTCTGGGTTTTCAGCCTGGGGCGGAGCCGCTACATCCTCCTCCTTCATCTTCACCCCTACGGTGATCCCATGACAACCTATGCAATCCCGCTTGGCGGGGGGCAATACCAGTATCTCGATGAGTTCACGGACCAGACGTTTAGCATTGGGGCGCTCTCCTTCCCACCACCATGGCTTCATTCGTCGAGTCCGGCTAACAGGGCGTCTGTCGGGATACTGGCTGTCGTTGAGACATCTCCCCCAACCGGGGATTTTGGGTCCATCACGCGAACGATCCAGGTCCTAGCCGGCGTCCCCACGGTGGTTTGGGTTACGACCCCGTACCAAATAACCACAAGGACAAAGGATGTTGTTGCCGCCCAACTGAAAAAGGCGGTGGAAGACGGAAATCAGACTCTGATAAATCAACTTCTCGCCCAACTTCTGGCACTCTAGGAGCAATCATGGCTAACACACACATTGACCTCGACCGATCCAAGGCTGTTGCTAACATCATGGCCCAAGTCGTCGCCGACGCCATCAAACTCAAGCAGTCGTCCGTCAGAGCTGTTGCCCTCTTGAACTCGATCACTGCTGGCGGGGCTACCCCGGCTAACGTTGAGACGATCGCCTATGGTGTCCCGACCGGAACTGGCGCGGCGCTCTACAGCCTCATCCATGATGCTGTTTACAGCAACCTGCAGGCCATGACGGATGTCAGTCTATCGACCGGCGACAATGGATAAGCCCATCGAAGAGCATCGCTGTTGTCGCCGGTGTCCTTACCCAATGCCCATAAACGGAAAAATCATGCGTCTTTTAATCATCCTGCCGATCATCCTCTTCCCAGTCATGGCCTTTGCCCAAGGTGCGCCGGATCAGACAGTGCAGTCCATCAGCGAAGAACTGCAAGCTCTCTCTACCCAAGTCAAGCATCTCGGTCCCGCCATCATGCCACTTGTCCAAGAGCGCGACACGCTTAAGATGCAGGTAAAGCAACTCACCGAAGAAAATGTCAAACTTAAGGCCGAAGCGGCAAAAACTACCAATGAGCAAGACAAGAAGTAAAAAATGAAAAAGACAATTCTTCTTTCCACAATATTTAGCTTCTTGGCTTTTTCAGCCAATGCACAAACCAGTCTATTACAAACTGGCAACCGCACTGCCGGGCGCATTCCCATGTATGCAACTACTGGCGGGCCAAACAACCCTCCAATGCTTGATAGTGGTCCGGCTGGTGGGGGAAATGTTGGTACTGGTATAAATGAATTAGGCATGACCATTAGAGGTACTGGCACTCCTCCCTTTGCCAATGCCGGCACCGGGCAGCTTCTTACCAACTTCTGTGACTACGACGCCCCCATCACCAACGCCACTGGCTATCACTTCTTCTGCCTGTCTCCCAATGCCCAAGGCGGCGGATTACTTGCCTATGGTAACGGCGGTTCCGCGGCCCCTCTTCCATTTAAATTCTACGTAAATGGTTCTTACTACTCCTTCCCCTTTACCATCGGTGGAATAGTAGGCCCTGCAACTTCCGTAGTAAACGATGTAGCATGCTGGAACAACACCACTGGAACATTACTGAAAGATTGCGGCACTCTCAACACAAATTTGACAGTAGGAACAACCCCAATCTCTAGTGGCACTTCTGGGCGAGTACTTTATGATAATGCAAGTGTTCTTGGTGAAATGATTACCGGAACCACCGGAAATAGCGTTCTCTTACAAACAACTTCCGGTGGGACTATTTCTCCGACCGTTCTGCCGAATCCTTCCGCTACTACCCTTGGCGGGGTGCGCAGCATAGTTTCCACCACTCACCAGTGGGTAAATACAATCTCAACCAGCGGTATTCCCTCCACAACCCAGCCAAACTTTTCCGATCTTGCCGGCTCGCTCTCTCCTTCTCAATTGGGAAACATCGCCGCAAAAACCGTTCTTGGAAATAACACCACCGGCCCCGCCGCGCCCGCTGCCATTAAGCAAAACGTCCAATGGTATAACATCCAAAACTACGGAGCAGTCGGAAACGGAAGTGCCGATGACCTAGCTGCAATAAATGCTGCCATTGCAGCGGCCGGCTCAAATGCAATGATTTACTTTCCGGGCACCCCCAATTGCTATGGGATTTCGGCTGGCATTAATATAACTGGATACAATATCACTCTTGTTGGTGATGGAATGCAGGCTTCTCAAATCTGCGCCCTTAATACCTTTACAGCCGGCGACATGGTAACCTTTTCTCACACGCAGTTTGGCGGAGCACAAAATATTGGAATTTACTCCGTTCCAACTCGAACGGCCGGTAGTGGTGTTGGGGCTATCCTTCGTGAACATGGAGATTTTGGACTTATCTTTGATAAGATTAGTGTGGCTGGCGGCCTTTACGCCGATTATATCGACGGTGGCACCATTGCCGATCGCCACACAAACAATAACTACTCTAATAATGGAACTCCAGTATCAACTACCGGTACCGCTGCAATCATGATCACCGGAACAAGTTTCGCCTCCGACGTACCGCAAGATATCTTCTTTCACATTGGTGAGGTAGGAAATTATCTCACCGATATGGAAGTAGATAATGTTTCTGGGCTTTATGTGGATGCCCTTTCTCTTGAATCCAATCTATCAAACACCTATGGATTAGTTTTTAATCCAACTGGTTCTCAACAAATTTATGCCGTGCATCTGACAAATGTTATTTCTGAGACTTTTGCTCTTCATACCGGCTATCCATTTCTATTTACCGGAACTGGACAAATCTACAATGTGTTTATGGATAATTGCCATGCAGCTACTGGATTAGCGGCAATTTATGCAAATAACGCCGCGTTGGATGGACTAACAATTACCGGCGGAAACTATATAAACTCCTATAATGCCGGAATTGTCCTTGGGGCTGGATCACGTATTATTCTTCAAGGTGTTCATGTTTACGCAAGCTCCCTTCAAGGAAGTGGACTATACCCCGGAATTGTGATTAACGGAGCGAATAATAGTTCAGTAGTTAATTCAAGTAGTTCTGGGGCAAATCAATCCTACCCAATTCAAGTTCTTGCTGGGAATGCTAATCTGATCGCAGGTAATCAGTTTGCAGGAAATGTTAGTAATACTATTCCAGATGCTGGAACTAATACATATATCTTTTGTAACCAACCAAATGGTTGTAGTGGTGGCGGTGGGGGCGGAACGGTCTTCCCAGATAATACCTGGCTTACGTCCAATCTTGGCTACGATATGATTAAGGTAAACTCTACCGGAGTGGCACTTAGCTATGCTGGAGCAACTAACTTTGTTAATGGAAGTTTTCTTCCAACGTTAACCAACACCGTTGATCTTGGTGGCGCGTCCAACATTTGGAATAATTTTTGGACAAAAAATGCAACGTTCTCCGGAGCAATCACCACCCCAATAACCGGGTCAACTCAATGTCTACAAGTGAACTCCTCCGGTATTGTTGCCGGTTCCGGGGGCGCTTGCGGCGGGGCCGGTGCGGTTAGCAGTGTTACTGGTAGTGGCAGTGGAATTTCCGTTTCTCCCACCACCGGAGCGGTAATAGTATCCAACACCGGTGTTACCAGCAATTCCGCTGGATATGGCATTTCTATTTCTGGGGGCACCGGTCCATCCACTATCTCCGCCTCAACTACCATACCAAAAATCAATGATCCTGGATTCTCTCAGCCAATTATCAAAGTTGGCAGTGTCGTTTGCTCAACAACTCCAGCCTCATATACATTTGCCGCAGCATTTCCTAATGGCATCGATTTCTTTAATATAAGCACAAACTCAACAACTCCAGTTTACGCTTCTTTTTCCGGTACAAGTGTCACTGGCTTTACAGTGGTAACAAACTCAAATCCAACCTCCGGTTTTTGTGGTTGGATGGCCGTTGGACATTAAGGTAAAGTTATGCCCGTAACTTCCACCGACATCGTAAACCAGGCAATCTTTATGATCGGGGATAACCAAACCCCGGTTACGGGCGTGGCCCCAACTTTTGACAACTCCACGGCCGGCAAAGCCGCCGCGCAACTTTACGTGCCCTGCGTCCAAACTGTTGCCAAACAATTTGGTTGGGACTTTAACCGGAACACAGTCGTACTCACCCTAACCGGCAATACCCCATTATTTCCTTGGCCCCTTGAATATTTTTACCCTACCAATGGCGTAGAAGTTCGACAATTAATGCCAACCACCGTTACCGATCAATTTAATCCGTTGCCAGATAATTGGGTAGTTTGCAATAACCTTGTTGCCGGCATTCCAACCAAGGTAATCCAAACTAATGTAGCAAATGCCTTGGCGGTTTATACTAATCAGCCGCTTGAATCCACCTGGGACGCATTGTTTAGGGAAACTGTTGTAAGATTATTGGCTTCTGAACTTGCCATTGCCATAAACGGCCGTCCTGATACCGCCCGCGACGCGTATGGCACAAGTTCACAAATTGAACAAATTGGACAAAGTAGAGACGGATAATGCCACTCAGTGTTAGAAATGTTGAAGACATTTGCAATATCGTTCTCGGCAGTATTGGCTGTGATAAGCGTATCGGCTCAATTTATGAGGGCTCAAACGCCTCTAAAAAATGCCTGGACGTTTATTCCCAAACACGCGATGAACTTCTCCGTAAGCAATCTTGGGGCTTTGCGGAAAGAAATGTCACCATGACGTTAATAAAAACAGCGCCGGCGGGCGGCTACAATCCAGTAAATCCTTGGACTAGCGCCTATCCCCCCGTTCCCTGGCTTTTTGAATACGTCTATCCTGACGACTGCCTAAAGGTTCGCTCAGTAAAGTCCCAACCATTCTTTCTCCCGTCTTTTGATCCACAACCGCAAGTATTTGACGTTTACAACGATAATGCTCTTTCGCCCCCCGCCAAATCAATTGTTTGCAACGTTGACACCGCTATTTTAGTATATACAGGGCAAGTCACAAATGTTACATTATGGGAGCCGCTATTCGTAGAAGCTCTTGTTGCGGCCCTCGGCATAAAGCTTGCCCCAAATCTCGGCGAACTAAACCAAGGCCAAGCCGAAACCGAAAAGCAAGAAAAGCAAGAAGAACCGGTTGCTACCTTCACCGCCGACATTAATCAAGGTTAAGTGAATGTCAAATCTCCCAGCCGATGTAATCAACCAAGCCCTTGATGCTATTGGGAGTGAGGTAATTATTGGCGAACCGGAAGAAGGCACCAGGGAGGCACAAGTCTGCCTTCGGGCGTATGGTCAATGTATTCGGCAGCTTCTTCGCTCCGCCCACTGGGATTTCGCCCGTAAACAAGCCCCATTGGAATTACTTGCCGATGCCACCGGTCAAACGCAGGGGGTTGGTAAGATTGTCCCCCGTCCATGGACCTATGAATACGGCTATCCGACCGATTGCTTGAAGATGCGCTTCATTCCGATGAATGATTGCTTTCAGACCTCGGGCGCCCCAAATGGTAATATTGTTCCGCCGAATTCCCAAGTTCCGATCTTGCCGTTCGGCGGTCCACCACTCAATCAACTTCGCCTAGTTCCTGCCCGCTTCGTCGTTTCCACCGATTTTAACTACATCGGCAATACCTCTCAGGGCGACTGGTGGAATCAACAAGGCACAAGTCCGGCTGGCACCACCGTAGTTCTTACCAATGTATTTCAAGCTTGGGGAGTATATACCGCCCTTATGGTTTACCCCAATATGTGGGATGCATTATTCCGTGAAGCCATGGTGGCCTATCTCGCCAGTCAAGTAGCCCTACCTCTCACCAAAGACAAAAAGCTTGGTAAAGCCCTTCGTGATGATCAAATTCTCATTGCCAAGAATAAGATTATGCAAGCAAGAATTACTGATGGAAATGAGGGCTGGTATTCGGTGGAGCATGTACCTGATTGGGTGAGGACAAGAAATACCGGTGCGTGGGGATCGGGCGCTTTTGGTGGATTTGGTGGAATGGGTGAAGGTTTCGGCGGCTTGGGTTTTGGCTGGGACTCATGTAGTTTTAGCGATGGGAGTTCTTACTAATTGTCGGTACCATTTATTCAAACCTCTTTTGCTTCGGGGGAATTGACGCCTAGCCTTTTCGGCCATGTGGATCTTGCGCGCTTTCATGTTGGCGCGGCCACAATGCGAAATGCTTTCGTTTCCTACCGTGGTGGGGCATACTCCCGCGCCGGAACTGCCTTCGTTGGCTTTTCCAAACAAACCGGCCGCACAATTCCACCCCGCCTCATTCCATTTCAATTCTCCATTAACCAAGGACTAGCATTAGAATTTGGTAATTTCTATATGCGGGTTATTCTTAACGGAGCGTATGTCACCGAAGCGCTTCTTTTTATCACCGGAATTACCAATTCAAACCCCGGTGTGGTAAGTGTGGTAAACACCTTCTCTAATGGTGATTGGGTATTTATTTCCAATGTCAGCGGAATGCCGCAGATAAATGATAGAACATTTATTGTTTCAGCCAGAACCCCCACCACTATCTCTCTTACCGATGTTTACGGAAATAATGTAAATACCATTCCATATGGAACATATACTATTGGCGGAACAATTACTAGGATTTTTACCTTAGTAACTCCGTATGCTGAGGCCGATCTTTCTTATCTAAAGTTCACTCAGTCCGCCGATGTAATGTCCATTTGCTGCTGGAATCAAATAACAAACATTTCCTATCCCGCATATGATTTGGCACGGATTACTGACACTTCCTGGACGCTAACCGCCGTTAATCCTGTTCCATCTATTCTGCCCCCCGCAACCTGCACTGGAGCAACTACCAGTAGCGGAACTACCGATTACAATTATGCAGTAACGGCCATTAGCCCAATCAACGGCACTGAGAGTGTTTCCTCTCCTATTGCCGATATTCCATCCGCCGTAAATATTGCCGCGACATACGGCTCAAATAGTATTACTTGGTCAGCCGTTTCGGGCGTTTTCACCTATTACGTATATAAGGCCCTTCCGGTTGATAGTAGTACAGGATTTGCTGTACCTGCCGGAGCGGCCTTCGGATACGCTGGGCAAGCGGCGGGCACAGAATTTATCGACACAAATATTACCCCTGATTTTAGCCAAGTACCACCACTACATATTAATCCTTTTGCTCCTGGTCAAGCAATTCGAGTAAATATTACTTCTGGCGGTTCGGGGCTAACCACATTAGGTTTCGCCATTTCTACCATAACCGGTAGTGGGTTTTCCGGTTATCCAGTAATTGTTGGCGGGGCGCTTACCGCCTTTATAGTTACCAATCATGGGATAAATTATCAGCCCGGCGACTCAATTTCTTTTAGTGGAAGCGGCATCCTTCCCACAGCCACGTTAATTATCGGCCCTGAGACCGGCACCTATCCAAGTGTAGTGGCTTATTTTCAAGAACGGCGCGTATACGCTTCTTCGCCGAACAACCCCGATACTTACTGGATGAGCCAGCCCGGCGCCTTCCTGAATTTTGACTATCGCATCCCCACAATTGCTTCCGATGCCATAACCGGCACCCCTTGGTCAGTGGAAGTAAATGGTATTCAATTCATGGTAAGTATGCCGGGTGGATTGGTCGTTCTTACCGGCCTTGCTGCTTGGCAATTGACCGGTGTCGGCGGAAGTTCCCTTAATCCCCAACCAATCACCCCCGCCAATCAGCAAGCCCAACCACAATCCTATAACGGCTGTTCCGCCACAGTTCCACCAATTAAAATCGACTATAATGTTCTATATGTTCAATCCAAAGGTTCCATTGTTCGCAATCTTGAGTATAACTTCTTTACCAACATCTACACCGGTGCGGACATTACTCAACTTTCATCCCATCTTTTTACCAACTACACTATTCGTGAATGGGCTTGGGCGGAAGAACCATACAAAATTCTTTGGGCGGTCAGGAATGATGGAATCTTACTGAGTTTGACTTACTTAAAACAGCAAGATGTGATCGGTTGGGCGCGCCATGACACAAACGGATTGGTTCAAAGTGTTTGTTCCATTGTTGAACCCCCCGTTGATGCTGTTTATATTGCCGTTCAGCGTTTTCTCCCGAATGGCACAGCTTATTTAATTGAAAGAATGGATAATCGTCTTTGGAACAATACCGAAAATTGCTGGTGTGTTGATGCGGGACTGGCTTATCCAATGTATCAACCTAATGCAACACTTTATGCAAGCTCTGCAACAGGATTGGGGGCAATCAGTGTAGTTAATCATCTTATTGGGGGCGCTAACTATTCTACATCGACCACAATCACCATTAATGATCCCACCGGAATTGGTGGCTTGGTAACCCCAGTTATTGATGGAACTGGACATATTACCTCGGTGACAATTACTAGCGCCGGAAGCGGCTACACCAATCCACAATTCTTCTTTGTTGATCCTACGGGCGCTGGAAGCGGCGCTGAAATGTCTGTTGAATTGGATAATTCCGCAACTTTTACAAGTACAGGGGTATTGTTTACTCCAAGCTCATTGGGTTATTATATCCGTATGGGCGGTGGAATTGCAGTAATTACCACACTTATTGACTCCACCCATGTAATTGCTAACATTATTCAACCAATAGTAATGACCATTCCAAATAGTGGAACGCCCCCCGTTGTCACGCCGGCCCTTCCTGGCACTTGGACCTTTACCCGACCGACCGATATTGTTTATGGATTGGATTACTTAGCTGGAATGAAGGTAACGGGGCTTTCTGATGGTAAGGTAGTTCCTCCGATTACGGTTGCTTCTGACGGTAGCGTTAATCTTGGGGAATTTTCTGGCTCGGCCATCACTCTTGGCTTGCCATTTCAAGTACAAGTGCAGAGTGTTTATCTTGATGCCGGGCAGCCAACAGTTCAAGGGCAAAGAAAGAAGATTGCGGCGGTTACGGCGCGCGTGGAGGCTTCAAGTGGTATGGTGATTGGGTCTAATCAAGTGGATGGTTCTACTCTAAATCCGCCACAACTTGCCCCTATTTGGACTGATCTTGATGATGTACCGAATGCTGGTACACCAACCTACAATACCTTTGTCAACCCCCTCTATACCGGAGATATTCGTATACCTGTAAGTGGGGGCTTCTCGCGCCCCGGTCAAGTAGCCATGCAACAAGATCTTCCCCTTCCAATGAACATTCTTGCCTTTATTCCAGAAGTGGATGGCGGTGATTTACCCCAACCGCCCGGCCCCGCCGCCCGACCGCAACAAACCCAAGGGCACAGATAATGCACGTTTTTGAAGTCAAAGAAGCCAAGTCCTGGCATGTGGGTCAAATGGCAAGGACACTTCGTAGTGATTTAATCGGCTATATTGAGAACTATAACATGAATGTTCACCGAGAAATGAGTAAGGTTTTCAACGAGTCCTATTATCGAAAGATTTGGGTGGTGGACGGGAAATTGTGCGGTATTGGCGGAATTTCCGGCTCGGCAGTTTCCTGCGCTGGATTTATTTGGGTTGCACTTAATTCCAATGCATTGAAGTTTCCTAAGGAAATTGTGAAGGAGTCACAGCGGCAAGTAGCTCTTGCTCTTGAATTCCACTCTAAGCTTCTTGCCACTACATTTTATGGTGATGTTCGGGCACGCCGATTTATAGAATTTCTGGGCTTTTCTGAGTTTGATCATAATGAGCTGTGGACGTATTTTGAATTTGATGGCGGAGAGAGATAATGGTTCCAGTTCTTGCTGTTGCAGCTGTTGCAATTGCTGCCTATAGCGCCTACAGTTCCGCCAGTGCGCAAGGCGCCGCAGCACATTACCAATCACAAGTTGCGGCTAACAACGCCACCATCGCTCAACAAAATGCCAATTATACCATTGCGGCCGGCGAAGAAAAAGCCCAAATGACTAGCATGGCCAATGCTCAAAAAATTGGACAAATTAAGGCCGCAATCGGAGCGAATGGCGTTGATGTAAATACTGGTAGCGCGGCGGATGTTATTGAAAGCCAACGAGAACTGGGCAAGCTAGACACCGAATCTCAAATGAGCAATGCGCTTCTTCAAGCTTATGGATATAAGGTGGCTGGGACTGGTTATGCCGCTCAGGCGGGACTGGAAAATCTTACTGCAAGCCAAACGGGAGTTGCCGAGGCTGGTGGGGTTTCTGGTTCTTTGCTTTCCGGGGCTAAAGCTATTCCTACTAGCTGGCTTTCAGGAACTAGTGGTAGTGGGGCTAGCAGTGGTGGAAGCCCCGCCAATCCGGGAGACTTCTAATGGCACAAGTTGACTACAACGGTGTCGCTCAAGTCGCCCCGAATGCCACTCCGCCGGAAGATTATCAGCATATTCAAGCTAACCCGGCCAGCTTCGGTGGATTTGCTGCACAAGGAGAGGCCAAAGCTGGGGCGGGCGCCGAAGCGGCAACCCTCTTCTATGGCCAAGTTGCGGCTGATGACCAAACTAATAAATTTCTCCAATCCAGTAATGACCTTCTATATGGAACTGGTAAAACTGATCCAATTACTGGACAGGTGGATGGAGGAGTGTTTGGGCTAAAGGGCGCTGATGCCTTACGCGCTATTCCGGAGTATAAGCAAAAGCTTCAAGATCTTAGGGACCAATTCCGCACCGGCCTCACAACCTCCGCTAGCCAACTCCAGTTCGATACTGATACCCGCCGTATGCAATACTACATGGAGGGGGAACTTGGTCGCCATGGTAAACAACAGCAAACGGCTTGGGCAAATGAAGTAAATAAAGAAGGATATAGCGCCGCCCTTCAATCCATAGCTCTTCGTCCGCAAGATGATACCTTTGCCCAAGACACAATTCACAAAGCCCTGGAATATAAAATCCAACAGCTTCAAGTAAATGGACTTGCGGGTGATCCGAACGCAATGAAGAATGCAATGTTGGACACGGCGCGGGATGTGGCGGAGGTGAGGATTAAGTCTTTACTGCCCACCGATCCAATCGCGGCGAAGAAGTTACTTGAAGATAATAGAACAATTATGCAAGGGGCACCAAACTACGATGCGTTGAGTTATACAGTAAAGAGTCATTACGATAAGAAGGTGGGTGAAGATGCGGCGGGCGCCGCAATGGCCGGAACAGCGGCAAGTCTTGGCACCCAATCTAATGGCGCAATTCCTGTCCCAAATAAACCCTTCTCCGTTCAAGATATTTCCTCAGCGATACTTAAGCAAGAATCCGGGAACAGTGATAAGGTTGGCAATAGTAGTGCTGGTGCTGTTGGACCAGGGCAGATAATGCCGGCAACGTTTGCGCAGTACGCCCGACCAGGGGAAAATATTAATAATCCCACTGACAATCGTACAGTAAGCGAAAGGATCATAAATGACCTTTCAGCAAAATATAACGGAGATCCCGAAAGAGTTGCTGTTGGATATTTTTCCGGCCCCGGAAATGTGGCACCTTTGGGCAGTCCTACACCCTGGTTACAAGATAAAACAGATTCCGACGGAACAGCAACTTCAACCTACGTGGAACAGGTTGCTAAGAAATTAGGAGCGCCAAGTAGTTTTCAAGCGCGGGCGGATGTAATTGGTCGGGCGATGGATATGACTAAGGATAACCCCGATGCACAGAAATGGGCCTTGTCGAGAATAAATGAACAATACCGGGCGGCAGAAGTGGCTAGTATGCAGGATGCGGCGGCTAAGAGGGATGCGGCGGATAAGGCCACTAAGGGCTATATGGGGCAAATTATTGGGGCAAAAACTAATCCTCTTCCCCCCGATTTTCTTACTAAAATTGCGGCCGATCCATCCCTTTCAGCTAATGAGGTTCATCTTCTCCAAAGTATGGTAACACAGGAAAGTAAGAATGCCTATGATCGGGAAGAAGCAAATTACGGGCCGGGATTTCATGATGCAGTAAATTCATTGCAATTGCCGGTCGGCGATCCAAATAGAATTACTACCTCGGCGGATATTTTACAAAGGTATGGGAAGGATGGTCTTAGCTCTGAGGGGGTGAGTAAGGTTAATAGTATGCTTAGTATGAATTTCAAGTCCGCCGATGATGCGGCAGTAAATCGTACCATGGCGGGCTTCTACAACTATGCAAAAGGTAAGCTTAGTTTCGAGCAAGATACCGGGCCGATTAAAATTCGTGACCCGAAAGGGGAACAAATCTTCAACTCCCAATTCATTCCTAAGTTTAACCAAAGCTTTGACGAATGGGTTAAGCAGGGAAAAAATCCTTGGGATTTTCTTACTCAAGATAAGATTGATGACTTGATAAAGGGTATGCGGCCGAGAGATCAAATGGAAAGGGAGAGGCTTACGGCATTGGGAGAAAATGACAATAGTCCAGTAGTCCCCGGAAAGACACAAAATATTCCGACCGCTCCAAAAGAAGTAGTAAATTCTGATGAGTGGAAAAATGCAATTAGTCTCCTTCCGTTTAAAGACAAGACTAATGAAAATATGAATAGATGGTCACAAGCATTATCTTATCTTATTTCTAGCCCAACTCCAGAAAATATTGCCAATTTTGACAACTACTTTGGCAAGACCGGAATTCGCGCCGAAGAATTAATTAGAAAGATGACCAAGCCAAAAACTGAACAAAGTCTTAATGAACCTTGGTCGGAGCAAATTCAATGAGTGAAGAAATTATCAATCCCTTTGAAGAAATAATGACGGGAAGAAGGGCAAATTCTCCAACGGAGACTGCTAATCCTTTTGCACAGATTGCAGGCAATCAGGAGTTAGATACTGATATTGGAGTAATGGGGGCTGGAACTCGGGCAGCAGTAAGGGGTGCATTGCCGGCCGCTGGTAGTTTAGTAGCTGCGGGGGCTGGTGCGGAACTCGGTGCGGGATTGGGGCTGATGACCGGGCCGGCAGCTCCGATTGCTGCTCCTCTTGGTGGATTGATCGGTGGCGTGGCTGCTGGATTTGCGGGCGCAACGGCGGTAAGTGCCGCACAAAATTGGCTTCTCCATAAGCTTCCCGATAGTTGGACCGAGGCACTTGGGCAGAGTGATCGGCAGCAAAGATTGGATGAACAGCAACAGCCGACAGCAAGTTTTCTCGGCGGGTTGCTTCCGTATGCCCTTACTATGTCTCCCGGTAAGTTTACCGGTTTTGCTGTCCCCGAAGGTGCCACGGCCCTTCAGCGCATCATGAGTAATCCGGCGACAAGCCGGGTATTTGGTGGTGGGTTGATGGGGGGCATGGAACTTGGGCAAGAAGCGGCGAGTGGCGAGGATTTGAATTGGCGAAATATTGCCATTGCAACGGGATTTGGAATTGTATTTAACAAGCCTAATAAGCTTGGTGAGGCTATTACTGAGTTTGGCGCGCGCCCCGTTCGGGAAACACTCCGCCCAACCCCGACTATCGCCAATGCAGGCGATGCTAAAGTTGCCGGGCCAGGCGTTACTGAGGGGGTATTTCAAGGTACTGAGGATATTGCGCCCGCCGCTGGGGCAACTAATATGGCCATTGCCCAGGCAGAAGATAGTTTGGTAAATGGTGCCCAGCGCCCGGTTAATCTTCATGAACAAGTTCGGGCAAGTGAACCGGAGTTATTTCGGGAGTATGATAATCTTACTCAAATGCGAGATACGTTTAAAGAGCATTTGGATAATCTTGGGGAGGGTGAAGATCGGGCGGTTATTCAAAATAGGCTGAATGGTGCACAAACCCTTCTTGATGATCTTGGGCCGGAAGTTAGCGCGGCTTATCGACGGGCGGCCGAACGGCATGGGGTGAATGTTGTTGAACAGGGCGTGAAGCCCGAAGAAGCTGGTAGTATTGAAAATGCGCCGAGCGCCCCAACTGCTCCAATTACCGGCCCAAGTGAAGCGGCCAAGGTTGTTTCGGCCGATGTAGAGCAAAAGCTCCTTGCTGCCGGGCGCGCGCCCGAACAGGCCAATGCGGAAGCCCAGCTTCTCGCCGCGCATTACGATGCCTGGAGTGAATTATTTGGCGGGCAAAAAGGGTCCGCCCTTGATATGTACAAGGCGGCAAATTTAGAAATTAAGGCCGTGCAGCCTAAACCAGAAGCGCCGGAATTCTCCATTTCTCAACCTCCCAAGGCCCCGAATGACCTAACCTTTGATCAAACCAGAAATGGTTCTCTTACCGTTGGGGATAATAAATACACTCTAAAACTCTTTACCGGAAATGACAACCCCTCCACCGTAGTTCATGAATTCTCCCACATGTGGTTGGATGAACTTATGCGGTATGCGGCCGATCCACAAGCTCCGCAAGCTTTGAAAGATGACGCAACTACCGTTCTTAAATCCATGAAACTTACATCTTCTAGGCAAATAAAGAATAGTCATCATGAGCAATTTGCCAAGTGGGGGGAACAATACTTTCGGGAGGGTGTGGCCCCAAGCGGAAAGTTGGCTGAGGTCTTCGGCAAGTTCAAGGATTGGCTTACTAAAATTTACTCCACAATAAAAAATCTTGGTGTGCCGATTAATGATGATATACGGGGGGTATTTGACCGGCTTTTGTCTAATGAGCCGAAGCGGACAGTAGTTGTGGAGGAGAATATTCCCCCGAAAACCTTGGCAGATATTCATGAAAACGACGCCAATGAAACTGAACCCCATGAGGCCGAGGCCGCCGCAGATAGAATTTCTGCCGAGCGCGCCCAACAACTGGAAACGTTGAAGCCGGAGATAAAGAATGAAATCGAAAGCGCCCAAGCCGAAATCGAAGCCAAGCGAGCCGCAGAGTCAGGAACAGGAAATATTGAGCCCACAGGACAAGTTGGCCCAAGTGCAGAAAGAAATGGCGAACCTGCAAGAAATGGGAATGAATCCAAATCTCAGTCCGGAAGCGGCGGCGGTGGTGAGGCAAATGCAGCGGAGCGCAATGGCGGAAGTGAGTCTGAGGCAAAAGGGAATGAGCTTAGTCCCGCCCCCGACAGCCGAACAAATCCCAACCGACCAATTGCAGACCGGTCAGGAGAATTCGTAGATAAGGCCGGAAATATTCGGGTGGAGTTGTTGAATACCACCGAGGATGTTGGTAAGGTAATTAAGGAAATTGCCAGCCAAAATGGTGGATTTATTGGCGAACGGCGTGGGATTATTACCGATGGACAAGTAATTGATCTTGCCGATTCTCTCGGAATGGATGCCAATGAGCTTAGTAAAAGGAAGTTGGGTCAGACATTTAATGCGGAACAAATTGTTGCAGCACGGATGTTGCTGGTACAGTCGGCTAAGGACGTTCGATCGGCGGCACAGGCGGTCGGGGAAAAGAACGACATACCTACATTGATTGCTTTTGCAGAGGCCAAAGCCCGCCACACGATGATTCAAGGACAAGTGAGTGGCATTACTGCGGAGGCAGGTCGGGCACTTCGGGCATTTCATTCTCTTACCGAGGAAATGACTGATGTTGCAGCAGTTAATGAGTTCTTGAAAAAGGCTACTGGAAAGACTTATTTCCAGCTTGCCCAAGAGGCGGAACTTATCGGAAAACTTGATACCCCGCAGCAGGTTAGTAAAACTGTTCGAGACTCAGTAAAGAGAAGTTTCGGGCGGATGGTTTTGGAATATTGGATTAATGGGTTGATTTCTGGCCCAGCAACGCACAGTACGTATACTATCGGTAATGCACTTTTACTTAGTTACGGTGCGGGGCCTGAAACGGCCATGGCGGCACTTATTGGTGCAGGGCGCGAAGCCCTTGGAAATAAAGGCGAGCGGGTTTACTTTGGTGAAGTGCCGGCCGGATTTAAGGGGGCTGTGCAAGGTCTTCCGGCTGCAATTAAAGGAACTATGGAGGCGGCGCAAACAGGAGTTGGGTCATTACTCCCCGGCGAAACGGGGCGGCGCTCTCTCCCGTTTCAACAAGGTACGGAACTTGTTACCCCCGCTCACATAGAACAAACCCTTTCCCCACATGAACTAAAGGAATATTCTTTCTCCCTTGGTCGGGGCACTCTTGACGCAATTAAATCCTACGGAACCTTGCTTTCCGACGGCAAGGAAAATGCCCCGCTGCTTGGATGGGAGTTTAGCGGAATCGGGGCAATACCGAATTTGCAGTATAAGGGAACAACAGTATTGCCGGTTGGCACGGCGGCGAGGCTTCCTGGCCGTAGCGTAGCAATGATTCATAGCTTTTTCTTGGGAGAGAATTTCTCAGTAAATAAATCAGCCTTAGCTTATCGACAAGCCACGGTGGAGGGATTGACGGGGGATGCGTTTAAAAGTCGCGTTGCCGATCTTTGGCAAAATCCAACTGAGGAGATGATGTCAAAGGCGGTGCCGCAATCTTATGAAAAGACTTTGATGGCGGGGGGCGGTCAGTTTGTTCAAACATTATCTAGATTAACCAATACCGAGTTCTTTGGCTTCCCATTCCTGAAATTCATCGATCCCTTTGTTCATATCACCTCTAATGTTATTTCCGAAGGCTTGCTTAAGCGCACGCCGGCCGGAATTCTTGCCCCGGAGATCCGCGCCGATCTTTTTGGAAAGAATAAGGTTGCTCAGGATATGGCGTGGGCAAAGATGATCCTGGGAACGGCGGTAGCTATTGGATTTGGAGCAATGAAGGGCATGGGACTTACTACCGGCTCACCCCCAACCGATCCGCGTGAAGCGGCAGTTTGGCGTCTTGCCGGTAATCAGCCATTTTCAGTTAAAATCGGTGACATGTGGTATGATACCCATCGGTTGGGGTCGCTTGGCATGATGACGGGCATTGCCGCCGATATGTATGACGTAGCGCATTCAGCCGATCTTACCGAAGCCGCCGTTTCCTTTGCCCATTCCATTGCCCAAACTGTCCTTGATGAAAGTTTCATGCGCGGGCCGGCGGAATTAATCAAAGCCGTGGAAGACCCCGATCGGTATGGAGATAGGTATATTCAGAATTTCCTTTCCTCCTTCGTTCCATTCTCGGTCGGTAGCGCACAAATTGCCCGAGCAGTAGATCCATATTCCCGGCAAACTAGAAGCATTATGGATGCAATTAAATCCAAGGTACCGGGGCAGTCTCTTGATCTTCTTCCAAGAAGAAATATTTGGGGGGAACCAATCTCCTCCCGTACTGCGCTGGGCGGCGCAGCCGTTTCCGCTCTTTGGGAACAACAGCTTTCTCATGATCCGGTAAATCTTGCTCTTTCCAATCTCGGCGTCTTTCCGTCTCAACTCCCAAGAAGTATTCGAAATGTGGATCTTACTGATGATGAGTATGATAACTTCTCCCGTATTGCCGGGCGCATGAGTAAGAGCCGACTTGATGTGATAGTAAAATCTCCTGATTGGAATACTTGGGCGCCGCATATCCAACGGGATGTTATTACTCAGTCAATTAAAGAATCCCGCGAGGCGGCGCGGGGTATCATCATGATGAAATATCCACACATCATCCACGATGCTACTCGGGCGAGGCTAGAAAAACTTGAAGACTAATCAATTCTCTGATTGGAAAGGTAAAATAATGGCAAGCCCGCTTACCGGTGATGAAACTGTTGCAATTGCGGTGACAACTTCCGCACCCGCGTGGTATCAATGGCTTCAACAAATTAACACCATTTTGGCATTTATTAGTCTTGTTATTGGCATAATCTTTACCATTTGGACATGGCATAGAGCAATTGGCAAAGGTAAATATGATGGGGTGAATCGGCGGAACAAGGGCAATTTGATATTTTTTCAACATTCTGAGGATGAGGAGGAGGATGATGGAAGAAGTTCATAAACCGCCGCTTAATTGGCAATTGGTAGCTATCTTCGTTTCTCTTGTGGTATCGGGGGCTGTGGTATTTGTTCGGTTCGGAGAAATTCAATTTCAAGTGGTGGAAGACAGCAAAAGGATTGACACCATTGTTAGGGATAATTTAGCATTATCAAACATCACTACTGTAATGAGATTGGAACTTGCGGATGCCACGGCAAAATCTCAACTTAAGTTGGCCGATACCATGGTAGATCAAAGAGAAAGAATCGCCAAGCTTGAACAGCAGTTGGCCTTTCTTACCTCTAAAATGTCTTGTGCTGCGGGAGAAAGATAATGATGACGCCGAATAAATTTGTGAATACGATTATCCGCCCGGCAAATGAGGCTCTTGGGTTGGGTAGTTTTGAGGCGGAACAAATAATGCTTGGAACGGCGCTGCAAGAAAGTAATTTACAAAACGTTCAACAGCATAACGGTCCTGCATTAGGTTATTTTCAAGATGAGCCGATAGATCATAATGATCTTTGGAAAAACTACCTAAAATATCACAAGGTGCTTGGGGAGAAGTTGATGAGTTTGTTACCGCCGACTGTTGGGCAAGATTGGCATTGTTTGATAATGTATCCACTGTATGCGGCGGGAGTTTGCCGATTGCACTACCTGCGGGCGCCCGGCGCCATACCGCTAGATCTTATCGGACAAGCAAACTACTATAAAGCCTACTATAATACTGCTGGCGGCGCGGCGACAATCCAGGAGTATGTTAATAAATGGAATGCAATAGTGGGCGTGTCTGCTATTGATAACTGGGGAGCACTGATGTCCCCTAATTTAGGAGTATAGAAAATGAATGTAAAAGGATACAAGACGGCAATTACCTTTGTAATTGTTATGATTGCGGGGGTTTTCGGACGGCATCTTCCGCCCGAAATTGTGCAAGCTTATGCTTCGGATGCGGTGGAGGTTATTGGAATTGTCTTTATGGGACTTAGGTTGTTTACCGATTCCCCGTTCGGGCAGAAGGAGATTGGGAAGATTGAAGCGGTCGGAGTACCGAAGGAATGGGTGGATCAAATTATCGCCCAGCTTCCGCCCCAAGCTGATCTTACTTCCTTATTGGAGGCGGTAAAGAATTTGCACGATAAGGTTGAGGCTATTCCAGTTAATGTTCCGAGTATTGCTGTTTCTTCCGAGACTATTCCCGTTGCCACTGTTGCTCAAGCTCCAGGAGTTTAACTATGAAAAGTAAACTTATCATTCTTGCCCTTGCTCTTCCACTTCTTTCGGCGTGCTCGGGGCAGGTGCAGGTTTCAGCGCCGGCTACTACTTCTCCAATTGTAACTTCTACTGATCCACTTGCTCAACTAAAGGCCTTTACCCTTTCCGACCTTACTGCGGCTACTGCTGATGCCCATGCGACCGGGGATCAAACGGCTTATCAATGCTATGATTATCTTATTACTTGGTTGCCAACTTTGCCAAGCTTTACTCCTGCCACAAATGTTGGGGCTGTGCTGGCTTTTCAGAAATTACGTGATTTGAATGCCTCAGCCAATAATGTGCAAAACTCCCTAAAGCCGCTAAACCTTGCTTGCGCGCCCCTCGTCATCGATACACAAACTACTATCAATAAACTTATTAGTATTGCGGGCGGCGCGGCGGCCACCGGTGGAATTACCGGCATCCTCCCCGTTCTACCTCTTCCATAAAATGAAACAAGAAGACCCCATTGATGGTAGCGTTTGGGCCGCTGTGGCAGGCATTCTTATCCTAATGTTTGCCTCAGCGGTCTTTATTTTCATAGCCATGAAAGTAAATGGAGTATGGCCATGGTGACAATTAGTGAATTGGATATTGCTGATATTTGCGCCGGAACGTATGACAGCAGTTTTCCCTTTGACTATATCTTTCAAGGGAAGTTAAATGATGATACTTATGTGGGGGTAAAGAGGCTTGGGAATCTTGATGTGGTGGCATTTCGTGGGAGTAGTAATACGGAGGATTGGGTAAGGAATTTTGAAGCGTTTCCGATTTATCGTGAGGGATTGGGTTGGATCGCTGATGGGTTTATGGTTGGAATGGACGCCCCATTTTATAATTTACTTAATGTGGTGGGAAGTAATTGGATCGGGACCGGGCATTCGCGGGGCGCGGCGGAAGTTACGATTTACGCCGCTCGGATGATGTTGGAGGGGCGCCCGCCGATCGCACTAATTCCTCTTGCTCCGCCAACCACCGGAGGAGACAAGCTCTTTCAACTTCTTGCGCCGATAAAAAACATCCATGCTTATTGGAATGAGGGTGATGTCGTGCCGGACGTTCCACCATGGTGCAGCCATCCGTATAAGACAATCAAGATAAACGAAGCCCCCGCAGAAAATGATCCGTGGGGGCCGCTACGCTTTCATCATGTAGGTTTGTATCAGGCTGGAATTGCGAAGATTAACCCAATGCCGATTTATGAGGTGGAATGAGGCGGCAGGGACTCTGATTTTCTTTTGTCTAATTCCTTCCTAACCACTTGTCCCGCCCGATACATCTGCTCCACCGCTTGGCAATGACAGTAAATTGATGGATGCTCCAAGGAAAATAAGAAGGTCTTGAGAACATCCGTTTCGGTTTTTTCCACAATTTTAAGTAGTTCTGGCAAGTTGCTCATCACGGCAACTAATGGATCTTCTTTATCCATTTCATTCTCCCTCTTTAATAAGAGAATATCCTAACCGCCGTTCGTTAATTATCTTCCAACCCGATCCGGCAAGATTATTTCTTAGACGAAATATCTGCACTTTTATTTCGGTAAGAAAATGATCAGGGAGATGACAATTTTGCGGCCAAAGAACGGCGGTTATTAGTTCTCGGGAAACAAATTTGTGGCACATTAAGAGCCATAGAATTGCTTTTGGTTGATGGCGAATAACTCGATAGGTTGTGTTTACTTTTATTATGCGAGCGGTTGGATTAAGGGAGAGGTGGGCGGTCATGGGGCTACTCCGCTTATTTTTATTAAAAGTTTGATAAGGGAAAGTAATTGAAATGTGGAAAAGGCGCCCCCGAGGAACATGTAAAGGATGAGAAAGATTTCGAAACACTTCTCATGGTAAAGATTGTGGTGGCTATCATCATTTTGAATTCTCCGACTTAGTTGATGATTTGTGAACATAAAATGCTTTGCACCTTTTTGCATTGTGAACAAATGTTTTGGCTAGTGCTTTAGAAGTGCATTGTGAATGTTTATTTATTGTTAACTTATTACCTTTTCCTGATTGTTTTATCCAGATATTGTAGATTATTTTAGCTGGAAAATTTATGGGAGTTAGACAATGATTCGGTGCGGTATCTAAGGTAACAAACTGTGGACACACTCTGTGATCCCTTCCCAACCAATAAGATTCAACTAATATCATATCATCTTTAAACAGTCGCAGCATTTCCTTATCTGCCTTAGTCAAGGTAAGTGAATTTCTTCCAAATTTTGTTTGTGATTTTAGTGTGATTAATGCTCGCCTAGGTAATTGGCATGTGGCCATTACTTGGTAGATGGTAAATCTACCTAGGAAAAATAGGGCAGTGGAAAGTAACTTGCTCATATTGTAAACACTCCATGATTTTGGGAAGCTTTTTCTCTTACCTGAGTGGTCGTCCATCCCCGCTTCCAAGCTAAGTAAATTGGGATGTAGTCGAATTCATGAACGAGAAGGCGCCATTCCTTTAGCATTGAGTCGATTGCGGCCATGGTGGGCTCGGCAACCTTTTCTTTGTAGGTTGGGTCGGAGGCGGTGACTTTGGAACGAAAGGACTTGTCGGAGGAATCGGAATAGGGCATTTTCTCTTCTCCTTATAACGACCGCATAGATTTAACGTAATAATTCAACATAGCCATGAGGGCTTCTAGAGAAGATAGGGATTCATGGCGGTAGAAATATAGCTTATCATTTTCGAAACAAATACAGTCTTTTATATATTGATGATTAATTACTGTTGCTAGAATTGGTGGCAATCCATTTTCAATTTTAGGAAATGGGTCCGCTACATTTAGTGATCCTCGAGCGGGAATGGAAATGTAATTACATGAATAGGGAATGTTTCTAACCTCATGATCGCAAGGTCCGCCGATTAGAATTGCTTTCATTTTTTATATTCCTTAATTAAAAGGACTAATTCATGAAATGGAACATGAATTATCTTTCCATTATCTTTAGCCAGATATGCTCCAGTACCGTAAATCATATAATCAATTTCTACCTTGGCCTTTTCAAATTCATTCAATTCTTCTTGTGTCATGATTATTCAATCCCAAAAAAGCCTGTCGCGGGTAATGGCACAAACTGATACGGCACCTTCTTCCCCGGATTTCCCTCATCATCTTCCAAATAAAGGGTGATAAAATCCCCCGTCGCCATGGTCTCAATCAACCCTTTTACTTTATCATTTGGGGCGCGCGAGGAAAGGAATTTAACCAAAAGGGAAATTGGCATGGGCTTATTGCCCTGTTTGGCGTACATTTGCCAAGCGAAGGAATGAGCTTCTTCAATAAGATCCTTGTCGCTCCTCCCAACCATCGCCCGGAATACATCCGGCATTACTTCTTCTATTTCTAAGATCCAATCCTTGGCGCGAAGGAAGTCTTCCACCTTTATGTGAAGCTCGCCCCGCGCGGAAATGGCCGCGATCATGGTGAGCTTTATGATGAAGAAGGTGCGGCGGGAGCAGTAGTCTTCTAGCTTACTGTGCTTGGGACGAGGTTGGCAGCCATTATCATCCCAAAGTTGCAGCGCCCGAATCGCCTCATCATCCCAAATAAATCTGCCTCGCAAGGCGGTAAGCTGAAACATATCATCCAGAATATCTTTTCTCATGGCCTTGCGGCGATCTTTTTCCTGTTGGGTGGTGGAGGTAAAGTATTTGACCTTTATTTCCTGATCGGAATATACCATTAGCATCCGACCCATAAAGCCCATGGACCAGGCTACTTCGGGAAGAACATCTCCTAGCGCGCCGGGAGTTCCGCCAATAAGTAAATTAAAGCTCGGGTTTTTAATGTCGATAGATAGGCCCCCTGTACGTCTTGTTTGTTGATAGCTGGGAACATTATTCCAAAGTTTTGTAAGCGTAGTAATGAATGTATTATCATAGGACTTAAGGAAGACGCCGAGTTCTTCAGCAAAGGCGGATAGGTATGCATATTGCTCAATCTTTCCATTTGGCATGTGGCGGGAGATTTGGCAGCCGTTTACTTCATCGATGAGGGAAGCGGAGGTGATATCGTGTGAGCCGATTTGTACCTTACTGTGCGCCCCGCTTCCATACGCTGCACTATATCCGCCCCCCGTCAACTCCCTCATCATATTCTCCCCTAGCTGAATTACTTCCTTGCCGCGTCCGGGGCGCCCCACTAAAAGTATGTAAAGATTTGGATATGCCGGCTTCTCTTCCAGGCTTTCGCTCCAAACACGCCGTTCCAAACACCCAGCTATCATTGAAATCATCGTCCATTGTCGGAAGATTTCAGGGGACTTCTGCCCGCCAGTATAGGTGATAAATCTTTCAACTAAATCCTTAGCCCACAAAATAAATTCCTAACCAAAATATTAACGAGATGAAGAGTAAACTCTTCTAAATTTTATTTATTGTATGATTAGGACTTGTTATTTTACGGTATTAAATTATAAGGTTAGCTTTGTTTAATAATTATGCAGCTTTGAGCAGGTTCATATCAAATTTCTTAAGCCCGTTTAAGTTAACTTTACTTGCCTTTCCCTTTCTTACATCTTCTTCTGTTGCGTAGTTCCCCCAGTTGTAACCTGTCTTTGCTTCTCCTGGCACTATGAGTTCGCGAAGTTTACCGGAACCATCAATGTGCTGTAGACGGATATCAACTAAGGATAGAGCTTTGGAGATAATGCGCTTTTCCTCTTCTATTCCATTATCTGGCATGAGAAAGTAAATTGCATCGTGTACTTGCATTAGGATTTTGACTTCCGGCATGTAGCGCCAGATACGCCAAAGGGCAAGGTTCATTCGATCGGCGGTGGATGATTGAGGGGAATAGGCAACGGCTTCACGGAGGGTGCTATCGTCGTCTGGGCGCCCGAAAAAATGTCTCGTTCTGCCCCATATGGTGGTCAGGGATTGGGTTGTCATGAGTTGTTCATGCACCCATTCATGCCAAAGAGGGAAGCCCGGAAAGCCAAAGAAATATGCCTCTTGAAAAGCTTCGCAGGCAGCAATCGGCAACTTCGAATGCTTAGCTAGTGTTGGAGGCTTACCAACGTAATTTGATCCATGCCCAAGTTTTTTTGAGTAGAAACGATAGGGCAGTCCACGATAGAAAACTGTTTCGGCAACTTCTCTATCTTTCTTTTTATCACCAACCCAGGGCAGATGTGGCCAGGCGAGTTTGGTAACATAACTGTGAAGGTCTTGGTTATAACATACATCAAGATATTCCCAGCGGTCGAACAGAACGCCTTGAAGCCAGCCAACCTCGCGAGACTCTGCCTGTTCAAGATCTATTCCGCAGAGTTTCCATCCTTTGTCGGCGATGAAAATATGTCTAAGGTCTTCATCAATATTTTGGAGATTTCGTCCGGTGTCTTCACTGGAGGAACTACTACTCCATCTTCCGGTAGTTGTACCTGCAATGTTAAAAGATGTCCGAATTCGTCCGTCGTTGTCAATGTCAGTTTGGAAAACTTCTCGTTGCTTGACCAAGTCTCTAATCTGTAGGATTGAGTTGAGAATAGGTCGGGCGTAAGCGTAGTCATCGAGTTTCTCCAAACATTCGCGGTCAACGGAAAGCTTCCGCACCCCCTTTTCTATCTTAAATTGCTCAGGGAGGTGGAAGGCATTGTATAGGAAGTCTTTTAGCTGTGCGTGGGATGCGTGGTTTAGGGCAACAATATCCCCCTCTTTGGTTTTGAAGCGCTTGGACCAGATTACTTCGGCACAGGATTGAAGGAAGGAATCGAGGGTGCGGATCTTTGCGTTGATGGTTTGGATTCCGCCGATGGCGGCGGCGCGATCTACTTTGATGCCACGTAGCATCATGTCAAGAGCGGGGGCTTGAAGCGCGCGCTCAAAGGCATAGATGGGATTTTCTTGGTTGGCGGGTGCTATACTATTGAAAATTTCGAGCGTGAGTGCGCTGTCCAACCCATTGTATATTTGATGTACATCGGGGTTGTTGTAGGCTGGGGTTAGGAGGGCGGTTTGGATCAGGGGCATTAGATAAGATTCTTTTTGGTAAGATGAATATCAATCTCAAGAATTATGTTAGCCAATGGGTGGATTGCATGAGCTTTGATATTGCTGCTAATTTCTTTATCATTCCTTACTTCATTTATTGCCTCGAACAAAAGTTCTGTAAGTTTTTTCATATCGTCTTGTTCCATCTTATTTCTCCTTTTTAAAAATCTCAGTTAACAACGGTTCACTATCTCTTTCACGATTGGGGATAAAGCGGCGGGGAGGATTTGAGACGTAAGATTGATCGTCCGACCACCTCCCCGTAGTTGTGTTGCCCTTTGTTTCCCGGCCCGCCCCAGCATTTTCTTTGCTGGAGGACCACACTTCTTTCTTTTGGACGAGAGTGAGCTTTGGACAGCGAGGTTTTTTTTTTTCATTCCTCCCCCTCCCATCCGCAAATCTTATCCTCTTTCCTTTGCTTAATCTTCAAATCTGCATATTCATTTAGTTCATCCTCAGCGATTGCAAGCGCCTCATCAAAGGAATATCCTTCGTCTTCTAGGTCCAGGATACGGCTGGGGTGAATGGCGGTCATTGTCATTTTGGTTCTCCTTAAAAATCCAAATCCTTCGGGGCCTCGGCCTCCTTATCCAATTGCTTATACAGCCTTTTAGTTTTTTTCGGGGCGACAAGTTCTACTTCTTTTAATTCCCTCGGCATGTTCCAATGGCTTATTAACTCATTCTCCGGGTCGTTCACATATTTGGTCAGGAATTCCTGTAATTCCCCGGTTGATTCAACTACTTTGAAACGCTGGGCAAATTGGTTAAAGGCGATAGGGACATCGATGCAAATGTGCCAACCCCCCGCTTCACGGCAAACTAAATGAATGGGCGGTACGGTACAAGCGCCGTTTAGTAGAAGGGGAATGCCGATGGTATTTTTAGGGCGAGCGGGGTCACGGAGGTTCATTTTTCTTCTGCAAGACGGCGGGCGAGGGCGGAAAGAAGATCGGCTAGGGCTACGTGGTGCCAAAATTCACTATCTTCTTTGCAATTACTCGCAAGGTCACGCTGGGCGGCGGAAAATTTGTAAGCGGTTTTTATGAGATCTTCGTTGGATTGGCGATAGAAAATGGTATCGTCAAGGAGGTCGGTTATGTTTGGCATTTTATTCGTCCATTTTCATATATTTGATTATTTGTTGCAAATTGTTGAAACAAAGTTGATATTTTGAATGAGTTCCGAGAAGCTCCCAACAGGAATGATCAACAACAATTTCTGTGAATTTTCTACCGCGAAAAAAATCAGCAAAGCCATCAAGAATTATAAATGGTTTTATTGTTAAGTCATTTCTATCAAGTGCATGTGCAAGTGATTTGAAGTAGGATAAGTGATGATGAAAAGGAATTAAGTATATTGCTCCCTGTTTTGCTTTTAATATTTGTTTTGTCGTACGGCCAGATTGTTTTTCGGAAGAGTTTTTCATTATTCATCACTCTTATTCGATTGTTCTTTTGCTCGAACACGACGCATGAGTTTCCAACTACTTTCGTAGGTATACAATGAACCGAGAAAGCCAAGCCCCTTCTGCATTTCGGGAAGCATGGCATGATGGAGAAGCATGGTGTCTTGGTGACAATTCTTCGGGCGAAAGCCTGCGCGGAATAAATAAGTAATATCATACAAACCGTTCTGGAAGAGCTTGGGAATATCACAATGAAGAAGGGTTCCAACCATTTCCCACGCCGTTACTTCATCCTCGGCACTTTCCCAATAATTGCCATCCTTTTTGTGGGGGGCGTGGAAAGGAATTACGAGGGAGAATTTAGGAGAGTAGGAGAAGGAGATCATGGTGATGGTTTTGTTTTTGGTTTCAATGTCGATGGAGAGAAGTTGGGTCTGGGTAAAATTCATAAATTGAATGTAGTTGTAGATTTCGGTAATGGTGGGATCTACAAGTATTTCCCGCTCCGGGCGGCGGATTTCGGAGAATTCACTTTCACGTTTGGCTTTTATCAAATCTGCCAGCATTATTGTGCGGTTTTCCCATTGGCGGAGGATGTTGCTGGGGTGAAAGGTGGGGAGGACTTTGTATCCGCCAACCAAAGTACATTCGGCGGTGGTGCCGCGAATGGAAGTAATGCCGGTACGATTAAGGAGCGCCCAGGCGGCGACATTGCCCAGGGCGATGATGATGTTGGGATTAACCTGCTTAATTTCCTCAGCAAGACGATCAAGCTCTGGAAGGTATTCAGGGAGGAGATATTTTGGCCCCGCCGCGCCGGTGCGGATGGGAGGATGGAGATACTTCTTTCCTCCGACTTGAATCTTGGTGCCACAGATGTTTACTAGGTTGTTGGCATCAGGCTGAAAGGGGAGAACGTTGGTTTGGAAGATGGAGGTTTGGTTCCACCAGGAATCGAGTTCGGTGGGGGTGAGGGAAGAGTGGTTGCCGTCTTTGTCGGTTTTGTCGGGATAGGGGGTGGAAATAAAGCCCGTTTCAATTAGCATACGGGCGAATTCTCGGCCGCTCGCCCCGACAAGGGGGCGCTTTATTTTGTTCTCGGAGGTGCCCCAAGCCTCGGCAACAAACATGATTTTGTTGGGGATTGAGCCGCGAGAAAAGGCGAAGGGTCGGGAGACTTGATGCATTTTGGTTCTCCCTCAAGGATTCGAACCTTAATTTTATGAGTCAAAGTCATATGTTCTACCATTAAACTAAGGGAGAAAGATTGCCGGTCTTTCGGCCCACTGGCCGGCAAGTGGTCGAGGAGATGCGATGAATCACCCTGCCGAAACTACTTTTCCCTTAGTTCGCCCCGACAATTCGGCGTACGTTGTTAAACTTGTCCTTCTCATTTTTTCCCGGAGTTTGGGAAACAGTGACAAGAACTTCGGAACCTTCAAGAAGGTGGAGAAATTCGTCCGCGCCCTTTCCGGCGGTGTTGTGGCCCAAGGCTTCAAGGAAGTCATTGAACTTGTAGTCAAGGGTGAATTCTTGTTTAAGCTTCATTTTGGGCAGGAGGCTTTCGTCAAGCTCATCGACCGGAACGTCTTCGGTTGGGCCGGTAAGAATGACGGGAATGTGGATGACGGTGCCCCGATCAGTGCCGAAGCGGGATTTCCCCACTTGGTAAGCTCCGAGAACACCGAAATAAGTTCCAGCGGGAATGCTCGGGGGGCGTTCAAAGGAGTCAAGGGGCTTGTTCAAGAGGACTTTGAAATCGGGAGGAAGGGTTGTTTCTTTTGCCATGGTAATTGTTTTCCTAGCTAGGTTGGGTTGTGGACGTAGGTAAATGTCCTAAAGAATGACGCTTTTTTAAAATTTCCAGAATGCTTTCGGCTTCCCAAAGTTTAGCGAGGTCACCGGGCATTCCATTAGCGTGAATTGATAAGTGTTTATATTCTTCTTTCATTAAATTTACGTTTGACTTGTAATAGCCCAGCAATGTTTTTTCTGAACTTTCTTCTTTGAATTCTTCGAAAGAATAATAATGACCGACATACATAGTTAATCCTCCTTAAGAGGAATTTTCGGTGCTGCCGAGGTTGCCGGGCCTCCGGCGGACGGCCCATTTCCCCGCACATCCCGAAAGTAATCGGCCAACCCAGTGGCAAGATCATACTGAGGTTTTACCCTTAACGGGGCGGTATTTTTCGTGCAAATATCCCCTTGGGTTTTGGTGGTAATGATTTGCTTGGTGCCGACAACCTTAGCTTGGAGGACGGTATTAAAGTATCGGGGGATTTGAGGAGAAAGCGCCCGACCGATTGCGGCGGGAAAGCCCATAATACTTTCCCCCTCTTTTTTTACTTCATCGCTTTGCGGTCCCATTCCACTTTCGGAAACTTGGGTGATTTGGGAGGTTAGGATAAGATTGCAAGACATTGTGGCATCTTTGAATATGGCCAATAGCCCTCGGATGTAGTCCTGTGCGGCGCCAATATCCCTACGGGCTTCATTTTGGGTGCGGGCGGCCGACAAAGCCCCGTTTTGTGCGAGGTGGTAATTCAAGGCCGCATAAGCCGCTGAGGTAAGGGAGTCAATGACAAGAATGGTGTCACTACCCCATTCGTGGGGTTTGCCGTAGTTGATTTCTTCGCCGTCCTCAGAGGTATACTTCCATTCATTAAGCATTCTAAGCATGGTGGGCCATGCAGTTGCCTGTGTGCAAATTACCTTTCCAATGGAGGATTTTGTTACATCGGTGATGATGCGGTATTCAACGTTTTTCCAACAATCGGGGTTTTGCTTGACGTAGGGGGAGTTTGGATTGGAAAGGTAGTCTTTGATTAGCTCTACGCCGTTATCCATGTCGAGAATGCGGAGTTTGTATCCCGCTGCGGCAAGAGAACAAAGCGCCCCGGTTTTGCCCGCCCCGGACTCGCCGATGAATAGTAGTTTGGTACTGGTGGCGGATGGGTGTTTTAGGATGTTGGGCATTAGCGATTACTCCTTAGCATTCTTTCGTCAATGGATTGAATTGCCCAAGCAATAGTTCCAAGACTTACTGCAATATCCAAAGATACCGTAATCGCAAGATCTATTAGTTTTTCAATTGCAGGAATTTCTAATTCAGGATCTTTTTGAGACTCCTTTAAGAGTGACATTACTTCAGCTTTAAGGTTGTTTGCTTCATCTTGGTTCATATTATGCGAGCCTTTGCAAACGGGAGGTAACTGAAGAAAGCCTAGCTTGTACACTTTGCATCCTTGCTAGGAGAATGTTGAATTTTTCTTCAATTGTATTGGATGTTTGAGCTTCTTTACTTGAAGCAGCATGGATAACGGCTTCCGGCTCTACGCCAAAAATTGCATTGGCAATGTCAGACAATTTTACAATTGAAATGTTAATACTATCAAGTTCCGTACTTAAATACCTTATTTGATCTTGAAGGAATTTTGGTTCTTCTGGGGATTTTGGCGAGTTTCCTTGGTATTGTGCGTTTTGTAATTCGTGTCCGATCATCTTCTTAGCCCTTTTAGTTAATAGTTGTAAAATAATCAAATATCGCCTCGCGCAACCGTAGGATCCCAAGTCCTTCGCCCGAAAAGCCCATGAAGGAATTGCTCACGGATGGAAGCAGGTTTTGAGCATATTGAGCGGAATGGGCACTCGCCGTAGTTATTGCAGGATTTGTCGTTCATCGGCCAATATTCTTTCTCCGCGTAGCGTTCGGCAAGAAAAAGATATTCGCCGAAATCTCTGTACCATTCCTCTCGTACGGAATCGGTGCGGAAGATAGTTTGACGTTGGAAGCGAGAAAAGGTAACGGCGACTTGGGCGGCATCGACAATAATTCCACTCATATCGTTGGCGTAGATTACTTTCCCGGCAAAGTCGTAAAGGGAGAATTGGTTGTCGGGGGAGTATTTGTCGAAGTAGGAGGAGGATAAAGTTGTTGAAGTTGTTTTTCTATCAACAATATATGATCGTCCATCCATCTTGGCAACTTTATCGAGGTGCCCGCAAAGTAAAAAGTTTTCATTAGTTGATTGTGATTTGTAACTAGTTTCGAACTGGAAGGAAAGTTCAATCGCCGGTTTTCCATTTGCGAGTTTCACTGTTTCTAAGGGATCGTTTTGGAACTGGTCTAGATACCACACGATGGTACGAATAAGCCCAGAACGGGTCTTGCTGTCCGAGTCCATTTCGATCGGGCGCTTTAGTTCCTTATCCCAGGTGTCTTCGAGAACTTTTTGTAATGTCCTTTCAAGGGCCGTTTCGTGGTCCAGGCCGGAAAATTTCATGTGGTCGTAGTATTCAAGGGAGGAATGGAATAACAGTCCAAAGGTGAGATGAATGGAAGTGGTGCGGGAGGTGTAGCCGCATATGATACTGTAGAAATATTTCCGGGGGCATTCTTTAAGAAGGCCAAGGGAGGTGCTGTCCCAATAAAGTTGGAGATATGGGAGGGTTTTGGAAAAGGAGTTGTTGGGGCCGTAGTGGAATGACATTATTTTAATGCCTCGTCAATCATTGCTTGCCAAACAAAAAATGAAGGTAAATTAGGGTCTTGTATATGAGGTTTTGTTCCACATTTTAATTGTCCTTTTTTCTCCATTTCAATAGTTGGCTCTCTCATTGCAAGAATAACGGCCCGAGCAGGTCTAAGATATTTTTCCTTTAATTCATCAGAAAATTGAAACCAATTTGTTATGGCAAATTCTTCAATCATCTCAGGAGAAAAAGCCCTAAGTTCGTCTTTAATTAATTCTATTGCCACTCTTTCAATTATTTCATTCATTTTTTCTCGCAAGGTTAAAAATCCATATCTTTTGGGGCGGCCACAGCGGTGGATTTTTCCACCTTGGGCTTATCGACTTTGGGAAGAGATTTCTTTCCCGCCATCTCAGCTACTGCCCAGCGAGCGCGAAGGGCTCGAAGCTCGGAAACGAATCTTACGCGGTCTTCATGGGTATAGGTGAGGGGGTCGCGGTTGAAGAGTTCGGAGAGGCTGTCTACGGTTGCCTCGGAAAGGAGCTTTAGGCCCTGTATGGGATTTATTTCAGGCATTAAGTTTTCTCCAAATATTTAGGAAGCCCCACTACATACCGGAACACTGGTTTGTCAGTGTGGGCAACTTATACCGTTTACTGCCACAATGGCGGGATGGAATAAATTGCCTTTCGACTATTGGGCGGAAATTGGAGGCTTACCACCGTCCAAGTGAGGCGAGAAATGGTAACCTAACCACTCGCCTTGTTCACCGCCGTCATGTAGTGGGGCTACTGAAATATTTATCTCCTTGGCAAATTTATTAAATAAATTATAGCCAAAGGAATATTCATAATTAATACACCCAAGATTATTCCATTTAACAACGAAGGAATGTCAATCACAATATCATCTCCTCTATTTCTTTTGCCCGATGCTTTAGCAGGATGTTATTTGTCTCCAACCAACTACGGATGATCTTGCGAATGGCGGGGGATACACCGATGTTATCGCCGAAATAAGTTTGGAGGATTTCCAAGTCTCGGGAATAGGGTTGGATATGGATGCGGGTTATGGGTTCTTCGGCGGGCTTGGGCATTGGTAAGTACCTTTTTCCAACATGTCTGCTAACAATTCCAAATAACCTGCCAATTTTCTTGCACCTTCTACATTCAAACAACAAAGAATGCCGGTAACTTCGTCAGTAATACGAACTTCAATGTAACCGCAATAAACTTCTACGTCAATATCGGCAACAGAATGAAGTCTTGCATCATCTACTGATCCTGGGGAATATCCCATTAGTTTATCTCCTCATTCATCTTTACTCTGTCCTTTCACAATCCAAACGGCATCATTATTTGGGGTGTCACGGAACTGTAAGCAGCTTAGGCTTGGATCTTTTGAAGCCGATCGGGCGGCATAGAGGCGGGCGCGCAGGCGGGTTACATCGGAAGTGGGGAATTCAATTCCAAACGGGGTCGCCATTGCTTGGTAGAGAAGGGGGAGAAATTCTTTAGGGGAGGACATTATGGCACGGTAACCAAGCCGCTAGTCAAATTTAACACTCCAATAAGTCCTTGAGACATTTCGCTCATACTGATTGCAAGTTTTTCTGCTAAAACATAATCACAAGTGAGTGCAACTATTTCCATGGCGGATTAGCATTAGCTGCCGCTACAACAACTGCTTGGGTCATTTCTAAACAGTACCATTCGGTGGGTAGCGGTAGTGGGGTGGGAGTTGTTACTTTGATTTTCATCTGATGGTGCTCCGCAGGACGGCTGGGCTGAGTGCATAGTGTGGCATGGGGTGGGGTGGGTGTCAAGGGTGATGGGCGCCACGGCCCACGAAATCGACCATGGGAGGGGGCGGCGCAGCGCCGTCACGCAAGATAATTTCACAAGGGATGGGTGTGTTATTCAATAACTTATTCCTCAATAAAAGTTACAAAAAGTCCCTTGAACAAGAAGTTATTCTTATCTACCTCTCCGTCATACATGGTCATCTTACTCCCCGTCTTAGCACAAAATCTTACCATTTCGACGAAGGCATCGGAGAAGAGTTCTTGCGGGACAAGGAAGAAGGGGGAGGAATATTCTACGCCCCGATCCATTAGAAGGGAGATTTGGTACAGGGCGGGATAGGCGGTGGTGGAGAGCAGGGCGTAGTCTTCGGGGGTCATATCTCTATCCATCCAAACATAGCGGAAAGAATAACGGCAGTTGCAAGGGCGGCGATTACTACCGTCCCCCATTCAACGGGCGCGGGTTTCATTTTTTAGCCCCTCAATTTCTGCAAGTAGTTCACTTGCCACTGTTTCATTTCGACTAGCTGACAAGAGAAGGGAATTTGCGGAATTGAAATCCCCTAACTCTAGGACGGCGATTGCGCGAGAGTAGAGGATGTCGGCTTCTTCTTTTCGAATGCGGTATTTACCGAGGCGGAGGGAGGTTTCATACATATTATTCATTTACTTACTTCCATTCCGGGGGTTGGGAATTTGTCCATTTGGCGCGGTCACCATCAGCTTGCCACTTGTCACGAAGGGTTTGCTTATAAGCTTCGAAGACTGGAAGGTGTTTGTAGGGGGTGCAGTTGTCAAAATCGAGAGGGTCGGAATTGGATGGGAAGATACCAACGTAGGTAAAGCAAACGTCAAGAACGGCAACGCTTTTGTGGGTTTTGCCAAATCGGGCGGTATATTCCAAAGCAAGTTCTTTTCCATGTATGTAAAGCCAGGTAAAACGAAATTGACTGCTGCGCGCCCAAATGGAACATGGGTGGTTGGCATGGGTAGGTTTGTAAAGAGGGTAGATTTCGAGGGCAAAGCCTGGAATGGATTGAACGGCAGTACTGAGAAGTTGAGCGGTTTCCAGGATCATTTTGATTAATCGGCGGTCATCGAGGGCGATGGCGGACCGGAACGGGGATGGGTGGGTAACGAAGATGTTCATTTCTTTCTAACCTTTTCACCTTTATATTGCGTACCACAGTTGTGGGACACCATTACTTGGTAGGTTATTCCAAGGACAGAAATTGTGTGTTTGGTTTTTTGCCAAATTGGGGTGCAATATTTCTGCATAGGGGTTTGGTCTAGGGTTATGTTTGGGGTTGGTGGAATGGGGATGGTTGGACAGTAGAAAGCCGCCGCGCCCGCCCCGAAGAGGCAGATTACTAGGAGGAAGATTAAGTAATCGGAACGGTGCGGGGCGTGCATGGGTTATTTTACTATGTAAGTAATTGCTGCATCAAGCCCAAAGCCGCACAAGGCAATAATAACTGTGATAAGTAGTGCTACAGTTTTGGAGTTATCTACATCATTAAGTTCTTTACTTTCTGTGGCGAGGAACCAAGAAAACAAAAATAGCATAAGAGAAGTCCCAATCATTTTTCTACCTCCTGCGCTTCAAGCGCGTGGAATAGGGTCGTCAGAATGGCGAGTGGGGCGGTGCACTTTTGACTTTCGGCAACGACATCCATGATACAGTTTGGGTGCGTAGGAGGCGGCGACAAAACACAGAAGAAAACCTCTGCCGCTATTTTATATACCCCCCAGTTCCATCCCGGCAACATCTCCCCGATCAGCGCAAAGACGGCGTCGATGCTGGCAGTGAGCCCCTCAAGCTTCTCCCATCCCCAGTCTTTGCCAGGTTCTCTGCACCAAATCGTATAAGCTGAATAGGGCAGAATGCGACAACGCGGGAACAGCGCCTTGATTATGGCCGCGTCCAGTTTCCGATCCGGCCCCGTCGCCTCCCGTAGTCTCGTCAGGATCTTTGTATAGCGGCTCATGGCCGGGTATCCTTCTTCTTGGTGCAGTTGGACGCCGCCCATTTTTGTGTGTTTTTAATTACAAACACGTCATGTGGGCTAGGCGCGTCCCATCCACCATTCGTTCGCAAGACAAACCCAGTGCCGAAGTTCATGGCATCGGCCTCGGCCTTTTTGTTAGCCTCATTGCGGGTCATGGCTGGGCCTTTCCTTTCTGCTCAAGAAACCGTGGGAAAGCCTCGTCAATGACACGCCAGAAATCTAGACTGGCTTGGTCAGTCGTAGTGAACGCTGGGCCGCGATCTATTCTTCCATCAGGATGGATCGTCACGAGAATACCTTGACCAACGGCTAAGGTTAGCGTGGTTGGCTGAGTGAGATTGGCAAGATTGCTTGTTGAGCCTGTCGACCTTACGTACAATTGATCCTGCGGTTTCTCTGACGACTGGGCCACGTCCAGCACGCCAAAAAGATACAGTACGCCAAAAAGAGTAATTGTTGCGATTATTGCGATAAACAGGGCTTTCTCGTTGATGGTCATAAATAAATCTCCGCAAGGTCGGACGCCTCTTCTATCTTCTTGATCGTCGCCACAAAGCGTTCGATAGCCTGTTGCGCCGATCGCAAATCCACTTTGTGGGTTTTGCCAAATCGGGCGGTATATTCCAAAGCAAGTTCTTTCTGGGCCTTCTCCATCTTGTAATGCGCCGTCTCCAGCATCTTCTCCTTGCTGCGTTGGGCGCCACGACGGATGTAGAAATTGCCCCTCGAAGAGTTAGCATGATTAAGATTTACGATGTCGGAGTCGGCGTAGTATTCCCTGTTGTATTCTGGGACGTTCACTAAATCGGCGAGGTTCCCGAGGAAGGTGAGATCTAGCTTCTTCGGCGCATCTTCGTAAGACCAGTGCGCGGAGCTATCGCAATAAGTATCGACAAGCAACCCGTCTTTGGCGATGGCAATCTGTGACTTGCACCAGTACGAATAGTCTCCGTGTTTCACTTCGCGAAGATAGGACCAGTGGAAAACGTCACCGTCCTTGATCGACAATCCATCTACGGTGGTCATGGCTGAGATTCCTTCACTTCAAACTTTACCAATGGTCTGGGGGTTAGGATTACTTCATTATCTTTCACAGAAATCTTTACCGTTAGCATGTTAGTTCGGAGGTGGCGAAAGGCAAAGGACAGCTTTTTTGCATCCTTGTGGGAGTCGCAGGTCAGGGTGACTTCTCTGGCCACAGCGGAATTTAGATGGAAGAGAAGGATTTTGTGGTCGTAGAGCATTATTCTTTTTCCTTAATTTTATTGACTAAGCCACCATGCTTGGCAATTATTTCCTCAATTATACTAATTGGTACATAGCCATAAACAGTTTCGGTAGGATTGTCCGAATCATCTGCAAATGACATTAACAGTTCTTCGGCATTTGAGGGAAAGCCTACTTCGACTGTAAAATATTTTTCGGCAAAATCATCGCGAGGTTGAGAGTATGCACCAAAATGGCCTTGAACTGACATGCTAAATCCATCTATCATTTCCATTCGTGGAAAAATTGTATCTATTTCTGTTGGTAAAATAGGACAAAATTGTTTCATTCCGCCGAGCATTGTCGTAAAACGAAAATCTTCTGCATTAATTTCCTCTGGGTAGAATTGTTTGAAGTAGCTATTTACAATATCCATTTTATTCTCCAATATCCATCTCAATTACCACGGCATTTTGCTGCTTGCCACGATTATTGGTGAAAAAGGTTAGGTGGGCGGAATATTCGGGCTCAAGTTCTTCCTCTCCTTCGTCCGTCATTACAAGACTTGGGATTAGTAGTTTGGTAAGATGAACGGCAAACTCCTTAGCAATATATCCGACATGCCAATATTCATCGGCCACGATGTCTTCCACGATGAAGCCGTAGGGGTTGATGGCTTCTTCGAGTTTGTCCATGTCGATGTTTTGTTCTTCGAGGTCGGAACTACTCAGAAGTACCTTGACGGCATTTTCATCGGAGGTGTTTTCGGGCTCACGGAGGAGATAGAGGGGAAAGCCGGATGGTAGTACGGAAAGGATGCCCACGGCCGGAACGGGCTTTTCGAGGTCTTTCATGCGGTGGAAAGCCCCCATGAGCGGAGCGGTAAAAGTTTGGATGGTCATTTTATTTTCTCCAAATATTAATATTACCAATAATTTGAAGTTGTATTCCAATAATTATTGCAAGAAATGCAATAACTTGAAGTGACGGTGACAGATTTTCGGGTAGAATTACGGAAAATCCAGCACCAAATAGTATCCCGCCTAGCACATTTAACCACATTTAATCCTCCTCAATAAAATCTTCTATATCAAGCCCAAATTCCTCCGCCAAAGCGAAAAACGCCCCATCGGGAAGACCATCGAACATGTCGGTAAATAGTTCTTCGTCCACGTCACGTTTCTTGTACAAGTTGTGTTTGGGGTAAGTAGACTTGGGCTCGCCATGGCCTTTCCATCGCTTGTGTTGGGATAGGTCATTTTCAGTGGCGAAGAGGCGGGAGCATTTTGGGCAAGGGATGGTCTTTTCCATTTTATTCCTCCGCCTTCTTCTTTAACTCAATCCAAGCCAGCATGATTTCGCAATGGGAGATTATTTTTAGGAGATTGTGTTCGAAGGATAGTAGATCTATGTTGTGGGCGGCGTCGGTTCCTTCGATTACTAGCCAAATAATTCTATCAAGTCGGTCGGTGTAGCCTTTGGTGAGTTTCATTTTAACCGCTCCGGGAGAGGCAAGGGCGGGCAACATGACATTTTCCACATGGTTATTTCCTCTTGTTTTTCATCCTTCCATATGTCTGTAAGTGGATCAAATAAGTTGTCAGCAAGGGCTTCTTCAATTGGGTCTGAAATGCCACAGTTTAAGCAGATTGCGCCTGGCCAACCGGACCATTTGTGTCTCATTTCTCACCTAAAAGTAAATAGGTTGACGGGAGCTTCAATTAAGTTATTCTTTGTTCTGGTCTCAAGAACATACTTACTATTCAACTCTTGAGATAGTTGTTCCTCGGTTAGACTACCTTTATCGAAGCGGTCGAAAAGCCTTTCGGGATCAAGGCGCCAGGGGTCAAGGTGGTAGACGGTTTCCCATTCAAGACCTTTGGCGCGATGGATGGTGGAGAGGGTGATTTCGCCCTTGGAGTTAAATATGCTTTCCAGCTTGAAAAGAAAGTCTCGCGCGGAACGGCACTCGCCATCGATGATAGTAAGAAGGCATGCGGCGCGATCACCAATGTTTTCCTTCTTCGCCTCATCATCGGCGGCAAGTCCTTTCTCTTTACTTTCCCAGTCGGAAATTAACTGGGCGATCTGATCCACCGGGGTGGTTTTGTCGGGGCAGATTTTATTAAATAGGGCAATTAGGGATTTTCCAATGTCTTTGCCGAGGAAATTTACCGGAATTCTATTCTTTAATAGCTTGAAGGCTAGGGAAATGAGCGGGGCATTGTTGCGGCATAGCACGGCAATGGACGGCGCGTGGGTGAGGTACCAGGGCTCATTGTAGTAACGGAAAGAGCCTTGGAGGTTGCCGGGCGCGGCGCGGAAGCCCAGGGCATGGTGGGCGTTACGCTCAACAATGAGCTTGGGGCAGCGGAAGGACATGGTAAGGGGCTTGTGCTGCCAAGCCGGCCGCAACTTTTGTAATTCCCGAAACGAGTTGCTAGTTCTTGTGCGGAAGAAGTAAATCGATTGGAGTTCGTCCCCAAAGCACATGATGCGGCTTACGGCGCACTTTTCAATCATCTTGTGCTGGAGAATGGAAAGGTCTTGGGCTTCATCGACAAGAACGCAAGCGAAGCGGGGGAACTTGCCGCCGAACAAAACGGAAAGGTAGATTTGATCGTCAAAGGAAATGGTACCGGTTAGACCTTCTTGGATGGAGCGGATAAGTAATAGCCTTGCGGCAAAAATTGCTGTGTCGTCCGCACCAACTTCAAAGCTTTGCCAAATCTCAGGAAGGTCGGGGGTGTAGCCTTCGTTGGGGAAGTCGGAAGGTACAAGGCCGGAAATCATGGCGGAGCGGTACATAGAGAGGATTATTGGTTGGTCTTCTTTGGGGATATTTAATCCTTCTTCGGCGATAAGTTGGCGGAGCAATCGGTACGGTTTGTTGTTGTCAAGAACGGGGTTTTTGTTAATCCCCATTCGATAGGCCATGAGGCCGAGGGAATTCATTGTACGAACGTTGCAGTGGGTTTTTTCCAATCGGCACTTTAGTTCTTCGACGATGGAGACAGCGAAGGAAGTTACCAGAACCGAAGTGTGCTTGGGCATGGCAAGGCAAATCATTTCGATGGTGGCGGTTTTGCCGGTGCCCGCAAAATCCTTACTCATTATGCTATCGCGGGGACAATCGGAAAGAATTTGTAGGATGTCGGATTGTTCGGGGGTGGGGGCGTGCAATTATTAATCCTCCCCGTATATTTCTGAAATAAGCCCGCGAAGAAGCTTAAGGGCATGGGTGCGATCGGCGGAAATTTGTGAAATTTCTTTCTGTAATTTCTCTATTATATTAGTATATTCTTCTACTATGCTAGTATATTCTTCTACTATTAGTTTGATTTGCTCAGATTGGGCAGAGATTGTAACTTTGTTAACTTCAATAATTTTTTGAAGTTCTGCAATGGTGGTTTTTGCCATTTTATTCACCCTTTTCATCTTCTGGAAGTAGGGAAATGAGGAAGTCTAGTTCACGTTTTGCGGCGCGTCGAAAGGTGGAGATGCGAACGTTGCACTTAAGAGGACCAGACTGATATAAAAGATCATCCACCTAAGCTTCTTCGTTTAAGCTAATTACCGGATCTTCGGACGGTACTTCATTCTCCACAATCGGGGGCGCAAGGGCCAAGGTTTTTTGTGCTTGATTAAATCCAAGCCGCCGACAATATTCGTCCACCAAAACAGATAGTTCCTTTCCTTCAACTTGAGTTTCGGGTGAGCCGCTCATTGAAGATAGTGAAATATCGATGTCCGTCATCCAGCCCCAAATCATTATTCTAGGAACTTTTTCTATTCCTCTATCCGCCACTTGTTTCTTCACTTCTTCATACATCTTGGTGAGGAGGAGATAGAAGTCTTTATCATTCATGGGATACATTTTGTGCTTCCTTTCCATTGTTTATCATACGTAATCATTCGTTCCTAAACAAAAAAAGGCTTCATTATCCCTAACCCGCTTAATCGAGAGAAGCATTCGGCGGGCGCATTTTACTAAGCGAACTTCGGGAGAATTTTGTTCAATTAGGGTAAAATCAACGTTTAAGCGCGCGATTTCTTTTATTTGATGGTAGGCAGGGGAGTTTTTCTCTTCGATGACAAGATAGAAGAGATAGAAGAGGTTTTCAACTTTTTGGCAGAAAGGCCCGGTCATGGGTTGAATTCCTCGATTTTTAGTTTTCTATCCGTCCCAACCCGACCGCCGTTTTGCAACCATTCTTTCAGTACCCGATCGGTCGGCACTGCGTCTGTGCCGATTTTATGGGGAAGGACTTTTTGATTGGAAAAAATGCGGCGGATGTGCCGCATGGCGGTAGCATCGTCAAGGCCGAGGTTTACCGGAAAATAGGTGGTTTCGGCCGGTACGTGGAGAATTAACTGGCCGGATGGGTCTTGTTCGAGGTACATGCCGGATGGGAGGATAAAGTCTCTCTTTTTCTTGGCTTCGAATAGTTGTTCGGAGAGGGCGAGGATTTCTCTGTCCTTTTCGGCTAGTTGGGTGCGGAGCTTGTTTATTTGCTTGGACTGGGTTGTGGCGGACATTATTTCAATCCTTTCAAATATTCCACAAGCTTTTCAGGATTTGGATGTTCTTTGATGATTTCCCAAGGACTGGCGGCAGCGTGAGGGTAGTTGTGGGAAAGATACCACTGGCGAAGGAATTGGGTGATTTGGAGGTTGGTCATTTCTTGTTTCCTTTTATCGGTAAGTCATTGCTATGTTAGCTAGGGCGATTAGGTTTAGAGGAGAATTAATTTTGTTAGCATCTGCCGCTCTCGCCGCCCCTGCCGCCGCCCTCACCTCTGCCTCTCCTCGCAGCGCCTCTCTCAGCCCTGCGCCTGCCGCCGCCCCTGCCGCCGCCCTCGCCTCCGCCCCTGCCGCCTCCGCCGCTCTCACCTGCCTGCCTGCTGTCGCTCTCACCTGCCTGCCTGCTGCCGTTAACGACCTATCCTTTCCGCTTAACCAATTATTTGCCCAAGTATTCCATTCTTCATTATTGTAGACCTCTTTTGCACAAAGAATACAGAAAGCAACTCTTTGATTAGTTGAAATTTTATCCAAAGGAATTTCTTTTAAGATCGTCAGTTCCGTACAGCCAATTTTAAGTCCATTATCATCTTTGCCAATAAATCCTTCACACTCAAATAGCCTTGGATTGCTAAAGTTAGCGTGGATTGGATTTAGAAAATTGGCCAACAAAGGATGAATATAAGCATGAAGCCAACCTCGACCACATAAATTCCCTTTCCCACTCGCCGTTTGCTTTTCGCCAATAACCCATCGAGTTAGTTTGGCAGGAGGAGAAACCCCCGTTTGCATTTCTTGGTTTGTAAGTTTGTATACTATTGTCATTTAACTTCTCCAATATATACAAAGAAAGGTGCTCCGCAGGACGGCCGATGGTACTGCCGTTACTTCTTCATCTGTGAGATACGGCGGGTGCATTCTTTCTTGCCTTGGTGGGGGATGTACTTTCCGATCTGGCGGCGCTGCGGCGGGCGGCACGGTAGGTATTGGCGAGGCGAGGCATGGGGGTGCTCCATTTCATGGCATGGTGGGTGATGAAGCATTATGGCACGAGGAGCGAATGCGCGCAAGAGCATTGTATTCACACACTGTTGAGTGTATATTATATAAGGAACGCGCAGGAACTACTCTAATTAAGTTCGTTTGTCAAGCAAAAAGATTTTGCTCCCTTGCGCATTTGACACTTGCAAATCAAGTGGGCCTATATCATGATTTGAAAATCGAAGAACGGAACGAAAGGCCGCCAGTGACGTAGAAAAGAAGTTCATCAGCCTTTTAAGCTGTTGCGAAAGCAACGACCTTCTTTTCGAATTTTTCCTGGCGGCTTTTTTGGAGGAATAAAAATGAGTATTGTGATTAATGTTCATGGTAAAGTCACGAAGGTTAAGCACATCACTCATTTGAGTACGAAAGAAACAAAAAACGAAACAATTGAAATGTACTTCTCAGATGGAACGGTGGTTGCCGTCCGCGCTTCTCGTGGCAATAATGGATCATCAAAAATGAAAAAGACGATTGCATCGCGTATCTCAAAATTTTCACCCTGCACCGAGGCCGTCGAATGGCTCGGGGCGCAGACTGACGTTACCAAAGCGTGGAATACTTGCCCGCGTGGTGATTGGCTGCTGTGGATATCCGGTCGAGTCGGCATCGAGCGGACGATACTCGTTAAAGCCGCCGCCGCCTGTGCTCGCCTCGCTCTCGTCTATGTGAAAGAGGAAGAGATTCGGCCTCTCAGAGCCATTGAGGCGGCGGAAGCCTGGGCCGGCGATCCAACCGAAGAGAACAGAAAGGCTGCTGCTTATGCTGCTGCTGCTGCTTATGCTGCTGCTGCTGCTGCTTATGCTGCTGCTGCTGCTGCTTATGCTGCTGCTGCTGCTGCTTA